GCCCTCCGCACCGCCATCGAGCAAGCAGAGAAGCAGGAGCCGGTGGCGTGGATGTGCCACCCATTCGGAGACACTGAGGTTGAGTTCAGTCCGCATCAAGAATGCGAGAACTGCACGCCCCTCTACACCACCCCACCCGCAGCACCTAACGTGGCTACGCCACTGGCAGCACAGCGGCAATCAGCACGGAGTGCGTGGGTTGGGCTGACGGATGAGGAAATTTTTGAGACTCACAAGCAAGTTGACTCGATGCAATACCTGACATTTGGCAAAGCCATCGAAGCCAAGCTGCGCGAGAAGAACGGAGGGCAGGCATGACCTACTTCCTGACCGCTTTGATCGCTTTTTGGGTTGGCTTTCTGTGCGCTGTCAAATGCGCGATGTGGTACTACGAGGAGAAATGAAATGAGCAAAGACCCCCGCAGCCCGTTCAACTGGTGGATGCGCACTGAGCCGAGCATATTCGCACAGGACCCGCAGTTCCGCGCCCGCAAAGATGGCAAGACCGACAGCGAGCGTGCGACCGAGATAACAGCCGCAAGGCGCAGCAAGGGCAAAGACCCCGTGGATTTGTACGCCCTGGGTGCTGGCACGAAGAAGCGCAGGCAACAGGTGCTGGCCTACAAGCAGTTCGGGACGAACGTGAACACGGGCGTGTCGTCCAAGAAGCCCAATAAGCACGAGAAGTGACACACCGCTGAAAGGAACATACAATGGCATTCACTGACTGGATTGTTGAAAAACTGGAGCCCGCGCTGGAGCGCATGGCCCGCAGACGTAACGAGCCCAAGGAAGCCCGGCTGACGACAGACCGCGGCCGCGATGAAGTACTGCATGACTGCGAGACCATACGCTTGTCCATCATTCAAGTGAGCAACGGCACGCTGTTGCGCATGGACACGCGCAGGCCAGACGACAACTTCGTCGTCAAGGGTTCGCGACACGTGCCCAACATCGTCATCGTCAAAGACGACGAGACCATTCAAGACGCGGTCGTCCGCATGGTGGCGATTGCAAAACTGGAGATGCTATGACTTACGACGAACGCTGGAACACCTGCGGCATTGACCGCATGGACATGTGGCCGAGCCTTGTGCGCGACGGCTTTGCCTTCGTGCGCAGTGCAGAAGACATCGACGACTTGCTGGCACCTGGGTGCCGCGTTGTGTCGCTGCTGGCCAAGGCCCCGTGGGGCGAGTCGCGCCCTGTGCGGCTTGAAGGGGTGGAGCCACCCATGGCTGTGATCATCGACGCGCTCATTGACGCGAGCCTGCGCAAAGAGGCTGAGCGGGGAGCACCATGAATGAAACAGAACTCACGATCGAGCTCGAGCAAGTCCGAGCAGAGAACCGATACCTGCGCCACCAACTTGATCGAGCTTTCGAGGAAGCACTTCGACTGCGACACGCAGTGGAGCGCGTCAATGCCGTATCCCACATGGCCCTTCACGCGGGTGCGGGGAGCGGAGCTGGTGAAGCGGGAGCGCCTGGCACGCAGCCAGTGTATTGACAACGCAGAGGAGGCACTGATATGAAAAACGTGATGGTGGATTTGGAAACCCTGGGCAACGGCAGCAACGCCGTGATCATCTCAATAGGCGCGGTCGAGTTCGACAAGACTGGCCTGGGCCGCGAGTTCTACATGCGCGTGGACCCGCAGTCTTGCGTGGATGCTGGTCTGAAGATGGATGTCTCCACGGTGATGTGGTGGATGCAGCAGTCAGACGCCGCACGCTCGGCGTTCAAGGGGCCCGGCGCGTTCCCGCTCGACGTGGCCTTGGGCGAGTTCGCTGCTTGGTACCCAAAAGACGCGTGCCTGTGGGGCAACGGTGCCACATTCGATAACGTGATCCTGGGCAACGCGTACAAGGCCCTGAGCGGCGCACAGCCGTGGGCGTACTGGGCCGATCGCTGCTACCGCACGCTCAAGAGCCTGCGGCCAGACATCAAGATGGCCCGCGCCGGCGTGCACCACAACGCGCTGGACGACGCCAAGGACCAGGCGACGCATGCCATAGACATCCTGACTGCGATGGGGGCTGCATGACTACCGACGAGGCCAACTACGACCCGACCGAGGGACGCAAATATGACACAGGCAAACCAGACTACACGCTCCTCCCGTGGGACGCTGTCGAGGAAGTTGTGCGCGTGCTGGATTACGGCGCGAAGAAGTACGCGCGGGATAACTGGCGCTACGTTGACGACGCTCAGACGCGCTACCTCGCAGCTGCCTTCCGGCACCTTGCAGCGCATGCACGCGGTGAGCGGTGCGATCCTGAAACTTCCATCTCTCACCTGGCGCACGTGGGTTGCTGCGTGCTGTTCCTTCTCTCGCTGGAGAAAACCGATGATTGACGACAACCTCGCAGCGCAGGGCGCTGTCTCATCAGGGCTCATGGGCAGCCCGTACGGAAACGACCCGCTGGGCGCGCAGGGTATGTCTCAGGCAGACATGCAGCGGAAGCAGAACGCGCAGATGAGCTTGGCCACGAACGCGTACCCGGGGTCCGTGCTGGCCGTCTCGGCGCATGGCTTGCAGAACCACATCACAGGCGCTGCGGGCTTTCGCCCGGCGCCCAGGATTCACGTCGAGGTCGACAAGGTGGCCAACGGCTTCGTGTTCAAGTGCGGCAGCGAGATTCTGATCGCCAAGGACCTCGAGGAGCTGCAGGGGCACTTCACCGCGCAGGTCGCCTCGATGCTGCTGGAGGGCAAGTAAATGAAGACCAAGATATTCACCGATAAAGACTTCGCCAAGTTCAAGGCTCGGGTGCTGGAGCTCGTAGACAAGTTCGGATTGCACGAGTGGCACCTGATGATTACGCACGAGCAGATCGGAGACCGCGTCACCGCGCAGACCCAATACAACGTAGTGGCGCATACGGCGTGCATCCGCTTGACAAAGCAGGTTGAAGGGGACTTCGGACTGTTGTGGGACCCGGAGCGGCTGGCCACGCACGAGGTACTGCACTTGGTGCTGGTCGACTATTGCGAGACCGTGGCCAAGATGGGTTCGTCAACGCACGAGTTGGTCGTGGCCCAGGAGCACGCCGTGCTTCACCGACTTATGAGGATTTTGTGATGGACATCCTGACCGTTGACTTTGAGACGTACTACGACAAGGACTTTTCCCTGTCCAAGATGCAGACGGACGCCTACGTCAAGGACGATCGCTTCGAGGTCATCGGCCTGTCCGTGATCAAGAACGATGAGGACGCTGTATGGTTCAGTGGCACCGAAGAGGAGACCCTGCACTGGCTGTGGGGCAACTTCGACTGGGCCAACTCCGCCGTGCGCTGCCACAATACCCTGTTCGATGGATTCATCATGACGCAGCGGTTCGGCATCAGGCCCAAGCTGTGGATGGACACATACGCACAGGGGCGCATGCTGCTGCCGTACTTGACGTCGCACTCACTGGCCAACCTGGCCAAGCACTTCGACTTGCCCGCCAAGGGCACGCAGGTGCAGACATATCAGGGCTGGCGCCGCGAGGACTTCGGCGACGAGCAGATGGCCGACTACGCCGGGTACTGCAACCACGACACGTGGCTGTGCAAGGAACTTGGCAAGCGCCTGGACCCGTTCACACCGCCGCTGGCGTTCAAGCTGATCGACATGACCGTGCGGATGTTCACCGAGCCGCTGCTGGTCGGCGACATCAACAAGATGGAGCAGCTGTACGAGGCCGAGATTCTGCGCAAGCAACAGCTGCTGGACAAGGCCGCGACTAACCGCGAGGTGATCATGTCCAACGACAAGTTCGCCGAGGCGCTGGAGAACCTGGGCTGCCCCGCGCCGCGCAAGCTGAGCAAGACCACGGGCAGAGAGACATACGCGTTCGCCAAGAGCGACAAGGCATTCACCGATCTGCTCGAGCATGACAATCCTGATGTGCAGGCACTGGTCGGCGCGCGCCTGGGCGTGAAGACAACCATCGCAGAAACCCGCGCGTTGCGGTTCCTGGAGACTGCCAAGCGTGGCCCGCTGCCGGTGTACCTCAACTTCTGGGGCGCCAAGACCACGGGCCGGTACTCAGGCGGCAACTCGATCAACTGGCAGAACATCCCCGCCCGGGGCCCGTCCGCCGGGCTGCGTGACGCGCTGCTGGCTCCGCTGGGCCACACCGTGCTGGTGGGTGACTCGTCCAACATCGAGCTGCGCACCGTGATGGCCCTGGCCGGGCAAGAGGACGTGCTGGACAAGCTGCGCAACGGGGTGGACCTGTACTGCGACTTTGCGGGCAAGCTGTTCGGCCGCGTGGTGACCAAGGCTGACAAGGCCGAGCGCCAGCTGGGCAAGGTGGCCATGCTGTCTCTGCAGTACGGCGCTGGGGCTGAGCGGTTCCAGGACATGGTGCGGCTGGCCGCGCGGACTGACCCCAACCTGCAGCCTATCTCGCTGGACCGGGCATACAGCATCGTGGACCTGTACCGCTCGGTGCACTGGAAGGTCGTGCAGCTGTGGAAGCACTGCCAGGAAGTGATCCTGCCGGACATCGCTGCAGGGTGCACGATGCGCCCCGTGGACGTGAACGGCTGGTTCATCACCCAGTGGGATGGCTTCGGCCGCCCGGGCGAGCCAGGCGTGATGTACAACGACCTGAAGTACGACGGCGCCGAGTGGACTTACACGATGGGCCGCAGCCGTGTGCGCATCTACGGGCCCAAGGTCGTAGAAAATTTGTCGCAGCATGCTGCAATGCAGATCGTTATGTGGCAAACTGCGCGTATCAACGAGCGCTACCCGGTCAAGCTCTCCGTCCATGACGAAGCTGTCTGTGTGGTGCCCGATGAAGAACTTGATGAAGCACGTGCGTACATGGAGCAGTGTCTGTCGATGACACCCAAGTGGTGCCGCAGCATTCCCGTGGCGTGCGAGACTGGTGTTGGAGCGAGCTATGGCGATGCGAAGTGAGCACATCCGTACCCCGGATTGGTTGCGTGTTGAGATCACGCATGACCCGCGGTCATTTACGCAACGCTTGGACATTGGCGTGAAGTGCAACGACGGCTGGGCGCACGTGGTGAGCTTGGAAATAGATGATGCCTCGGCGTATCTCCGCACAGGGCACTTCGACAGGCTCAAGGTGTACCAGCAGCTTCACGAGTTCGCGACCAGAAAACTTGCCGTTGAAACTTTGGAGCGTACATGACCCAACTGATGCCGTTGTCGTTTAGCCGACTGTCCACCTTCGAGCAGTGCCCTGCACAGTTCGATTACCTGTATGTGTCCAAGCGGGTGCAGAGCACCAGCAACGCGGCTGCCGACTATGGCGATCGTGTGCACAAGGTGCTGGAGGCTTATGGCAACGCGATCAATGCAGGCAGCGCGGCGGCTTTAGCCGCTGTGGCTCTGGAAGACACGGACGAGGCCAAGAGCACGCTAAAGCAGTGGGGTCCCGTGGTTGAGAAGATCATGTCCCGCCCCGGCAAGAAGTATTTCGAGTACCAGATGGCAGTGAATCGCCAGCTGCAGCCCGTGGACTGGTTCGCCAAGGACGTGTGGATTCGCTCGATCGCTGACGTGCTGGTCGTCGACGGCGACACGGCCTACTGCCTGGATTACAAGACGGGCAAGGTCAAGGACAACCCGACACAGCTGCAGCTCTTTGCTGCCATGGTGATGTGGCTGTTCCCGCAGGTGAACACCGTGAAGACCTCGTTCATCTGGCTCAAGTTCAACGAGACGACAAACGCGAAGTATGAGCGCCGCCATCTGGACGCGCTGTGGCGCGCACTGGAGCCTCGCTTCGATAAGGTGCAAGAGGTGATCAACCTCGGCGTGTTTGACACCAAGCCATCGGGCCTGTGCCCGTGGTGCCCTGCGAAAGGGTTCTGCCCTGACGCACGACTGAAAGGAAAGCGATGACCAACCGATACAAGTGCACGCAGTGCCGGCACATCTGCGCAGAGGGCGAAGTGCTGATCGCACAGAACCCGTTTGACCTTACCGACATGGTCAACGGCTGCCCCCAGTGCAAGAGCGTGGATTCGCTCGTGCTGGCATGCGACGTGGAAGGCTGCGACAAAGAAGCAACCAACGGCTGGCCCAGCTCTGCTGGATACCGCCACACCTGCTACGTACACAACGACGGAGCACACCATGAAAAATGAAGGCGATGTCAAAAAGATTGTCAAACAAGTCCTCAATGACCAACCTAATTGTTGGTGGTTTATGCCTCCTGCTAATGGCTATGGTCGGTCTGGCATCCCTGACTTTGTGGGCTGTGTCAACGGGCATGCTTTTGCTGTGGAGACAAAGTTCGGTCGCGGCACTACTACACCGCATCAGGACAAAGAGATAGCCGCAGCGATCGACGCAGGCGCAGAGGTGTGGATCGTTCGTGAGACGTCCGTGGATACGTGGGCGCTTGAGTTCAAAGCATGGGTGGCACTGAATGCTGGTAATTCCTGAGAAGAAAAAGCTGGTCATCGACAGCACTGCGAACGACGCGGTGCTGGCTTGCATGCCACACGCCAAGAAGCTGACGCTGAGCGGCAAAGACATGGTCGCGCTGAACTACGGCATCGACGAGTCGCTGGTGCTCAAGAACATGGGCTTCAGTGTGCCTGCGCCGATCCTGCACTACTACGACTGGCCTGGACGCTTCGCGCCCATGGACCACCAGAAGGAGACGGCGGCGTTCTTGACGATGCACAAGCGCGCGCTGTGCCTGAACGCGCCAGGCACTGGCAAGTCCATCAGCTCGATCTGGGCTGCAGACTTCCTGCTGAGTGAGGGTGCTGCGAAGAAGGTGCTTATCATCGCGCCGCTGTCGACGCTGACCGTTGTGTGGGGCCGCGAGCTCAAGCACCACCTGCCGCATCGGTCGTTCGGCATCTGCACAGGCTCCAAGGAAAAGCGCATGCGCGTTCTGGAGACGCCCGGGCTGCAGTACGTCATCATCAACCATGACGGCTTCACCAACATGCAAGCGCACCTGAACGATTTCGACGTGGTGATCTACGACGAGGCGACGGCGCTCAAGTCGCCCAGCTCGCAACGCTACAAGATATTCGCCAAGTGGATGGACAAACACCAGCCGTGGCTGTGGCTGCTGACTGGTACGCCGATCTCGCAGACGCCCGCTGATGCGTGGACACTGGCTCGCTTGTGCGCGTCGCCCACCGTGCCCAAGAGCTTTACGACGTTCAAGGACATGGTGATGCAGAAGGTCTCGACCTTCCGCTGGATTCCGCGGCCTGACGCGCTGGAGACTTGCCGCAAGGTGCTGCAGCCGTCGATCCGGTTCTCGCTGGACGAGTGCAAGGACTTGCCGGATACCAACTTCGTTGGCCGCAAAACCCTTATGACAAAGCAGCAGGAAAAAGCGTTCAAGGAGATGAAAGACAAGGCGGTTACTGTGTTCGCTGCTGGTGAAGTGACTGCGCCCAACGCCGCCGTGGTGCTGAGCAAGCTGTTGCAAATTTGCTGCGGTGTGGTCTACGGTGATGGCACTACGATTGCCATCGACGCCTCGGAGCGGTACAATACACTCACTGAATTGCTTGAGGAGATCGGTGACAAGGTCATCGTGTTTGTGCCGCTTCGGGGTGTGCAAGACTGGCTGCAAGAGAAGCTGAAAGCTGACGGCTACGATGTGGCCTCTGTGCACGGCGATGTGAGCAAGACTGAGCGCAACCAGATATTCAATGACTTCCAGCACACTGACAACATCAAGGTGTTGCTGGCGCATCCGAAGGTGGCAGCGCACGGCTTGACACTTACACGCGCGAAGGACATCATCTGGTACGCACCGATTTATTCACTTGAGCAGTACGAACAGGCCAACGCCCGCATCCGTCGTTTGACGACGCAGGGCAAGACGACTGTGTGGCACCTCTGGGCCACCAGCTTCGAGGCAGAGCTATACCGCCGGCTCCGCGCGAAGAAAAACACATTGGCGGAATTTTTGGCCCTCGTCAGAGGAGTCAACAGTGACGATGAGTGACACATGAACTACGACATTGCAATGGAGCGGTACCTGCAGGTCCGCGCAGAGATCGAAGCCCTTGAGCGCGAACACAAAGCAAACAAGGCAAAACTGACTGAGAAACTGGTGGCGGTTGAGAACTGGATTACAGCCAAGGCCCAGGAGGACGGACTGGAGACAGTCAAGACCTCGCACGGCACAGGCTACTGGTCTACGCACCACACGGCAACCGTCGCATCACGCGAAGAGTTGTTCACTCACTGCAAACTGAATGACGCATGGGACTTGGTCGAGGCCCGTGCATCTAAAACCGCGGTCAAGAGTTACATCGAGGCCAACGGTGCTCCACCACCCGGAGTCAATTTTTCCTCGACTCGTGTTTTCAACCTTCGCAAAGCTCAGAACTAAGGAGAACTTCTCATGAGCAACTTGACCATGAACGTCCCGGCCCACATCGCGGCCCGTATCGCAGCCCGCCAGCAAGCTGGCACCAAGTCCACCGTGGCTGCAGCTGTCGTCTCTGACGGCGTAAGCATCCCGCGCATCAGCATCCGTGCTGGCCGCTATCGTCTCGTCGAGGGCGGCGTTGAGACTACCGTGGGCGTGACTCTGGACACCATCATCGTGGGTGCGAACCCGCGTGTCTCCAAGGTCTTCTACGGCAAGCAGTTCGATGCCAGCGCTTCTGACGTGCGCCCTGACTGCTGGTCCAACGACGGCCTCAAGCCCGACGCTGCTGTGAACGCACCGGTGCACAGCTCGTGCGCCGACTGCCCGCACAACGTGCTGGGTTCCAAGATTCTGCCCTCGGGCGCCAAGTCCAAGATGTGCGCCGACCAGCGCCACCTCGCCGTCGTGGCTGCCGCCGACCCCACGAAGGTGTATAGCCTTACAGTACCTGTAAGCGGAATGAAAGCTCTGCGCGAGTACTTCAAGGAGCTGGGCAACTACGGCATCGGCCCCGAGGAAGTGATCACCGAGCTGGGCTTCGACGACAGCGCCAGCTTCCCCAAGATCACTTTCAAGCAGAAGGGCTATGTGCCGGAGAAGGCCATCACCCGTGTGGACTCGCTGCTCGAGAGCGACGACGTCAAAGTGGCTACCCGCCTGATGGCACCCAAGGACTCTGGCCCGGCGCTGGCCGCCCCCCAGCAAAACGCCGCCATTGCCGCCCCGGCCAAGCCTGCAGCACCCGCTGTGGATGATGCCTATGAAGATGAAGCTGTTGCAGCCCCGCAACAGGCCGCACCGTCCGCGGCTGTTCATGGAAGTTCACCAACGTCCAAACCGACCGTTGCCCCAGTAAAAGCGTCGGACGAACTTGCTGCCAAACTCGACAGCCTGTTTGACGAGTAATAGAATCGTCGCGTAACGGCCCCCCGGCCATGAGCCGGGGGTTTTTCATCTGGGGGCAGCATTGGACACAAAACACTTTCTCACTCGCGTCTTTGCCCAAGTCGATGAACTCGTCATCTGCACACACAAGCCGGACCCAACGGGGCAAAACCCGCGCGGCTTTTTCTGGAACAGAGGATCGTTCACAGACCTTGACGACGCAATAGCTCACATCTCACGCTGGGATGCAGAGCCACAAACCACGGTGTACTACACCGTCGGCGCCATGGCCAACCATGCGTACATGGACGGCACCAAGAAGAAGTGGCACCGCAAGCAAGACAACGCCACATGGTTCAAAGCCCTAGCGCTGGACCTCGACATCGGCGACGACAAACCGTACAAGACGCAGAAGGAAGGCTGGGACGCCATGTCCGCTGCGCTCAAGGCGATCGGTATGCCCGGACCCATGGTCGTGTCGTCTGGCCGAGGCATTCACCTGTACTGGCCGCTGACCGAGAAGATCGGTCGTGATCACTGGGTCAAGGCGTCTACCGCACTGCGCATGGCGCTGGAGGAACACAATGTCGTCATCGACACCAGCAAGATTCACGACCCGTCCATGGTGCTTCGCCCTGTGGGCACCAACCACAAAAAGCAGACACCGTGGAAGCCCGTCGAGTGCAAGCGCGACTGCCCGGACTATGAGCCGGTTGCGCTCTTTGGCGTCCTCAAGCCTTGGTTCGGCAAGATACCTAAGACTTCGGCGCCAGCTCGCAAGGCGGGCAAAGGCAAGTCGTCCATCATGGACGCGGTGCTCAACTCCAACGACGTTCTCATCGACGCTGTTGCAGAGCGTTGCGCACAGGTGGGAGCGCTGGTTGCTTCTGGTGGTGTGGTCGATGCTGCTGGTCGGAGCGTAGAAGAACCGCTGTGGCGTGCGTCACTGGGCCTGGCCAAGCATGCAGTTGATGTGCAGGAAGCTGTGATCAAGCTGGCGGGCAAGCACCCTGACTTTGACCTCGACGCCAATCTGGCCAAGATCGAGGGCTGGCACGGTACAGGGCCAACAACCTGCGCCAAGTTTGAGCAGCTGTGCGCCAAGGGTTGCGAAGGCTGCCCGCATCGCGGCAAGATCACGAGCCCTGCGCAGCTGTCTGTGGTGACCGAGTCCGTAGTCGAGACCGAAGCTGGTGAAGAGATTGTGTTCACGATGCCCAAGGGCTATGTGATCAACAACAATCAGGTGCACCGCGAGGTGAAGACAGAAGTCACGGCAACAGACGCCAACGGCAACGAGGTAGCGCAGGAAGTCGTCGAGCTCGACATGGTGAGCTCGTATGAGATGCACATCACCGGGGTGTACTACGACGAGAAGAGCCGCAAGTCAGCGTTCAAGCTGCTGATCAAATATCCCATGGAGGGCTGGAAGGAAGATTCACACGACATGGCGGTGATCGCCACCGCAGGCAAAGAGTTCAACACGTTCCTGCTGGACCGGCAGGTGTACGTCAAAAATATCGGACAACAAGAAAAGCTGAGGGGCTACTTAATGGACTACTTGACGATGGTGCAGCAGCAAGCACCGACCGGACAGGACTACACAGCGTTTGGCTGGCAGCCAGACGGCTCGTTTCTGTGCGGACCTTCTATCATCGGCTCGCCCGCTGGCACGCAGGATGTGCGCTTGCGAGACTCCGCCTCGCGCTATGACGGCTTGATCGGCCCCATGGGCTCCAGAGATGAGTGGGTGCGTGGCATGGCCATGCTCGACCAGCCGGGTACTGGAACGATTCGCTCCGCCGTGCTGCTCTCGACCATCGGTCTGCTGGGCCCGGCGTCTGGCAACGCACAGCTGGTGGTGTCGATCTATTCCCCAGAGACCACGACCGGCAAGACTCTGTCGCTGATCGCTGCCAACAGCCTGCTGGGCCGCCCCCGCGAGCTGATGCTCAACCGCAAAGACACCGCGAACGCGCTGTACAAAATCCGTGGCGTGCACAACCATCTGGCTGCGTGCATCGACGAGATCACATCCATGGAAGACAAGGAGTACGCCGATCTGGTGTATGACCTGAGCCAGGGTGTTGAGCGCACGCGCATGACCAAGGACGGCAAGATTCGCGAGCCCGAGCGTTGGGGCGGCTCCACGCTGGTGTCGACCAACATCTCCTCGCATCAGAAGGTTGAGGGCGCGCAAGCTGGTGACGAGCCGCTGCGCATTCGCTGCTTCGAGATTCCTCAGCACGACCGCTCGTTCGTGACGCCCAAGGAAGGCCAGACGCGCAGCGATGCGTACGTGTTCTTCGACCTGATGGTCAAGAACAACGGCTGGGCTATGCCCGAGCTGGTGCAAGCTGTGCTCGATCTGGGTGGCCCGCAAGCTGTATGGGACAGGGCCGAGGCTGCGTTCGACAACGTGTTCAAGTTCGACTTCGAGCCGCAGGAACGCTTCTACCGCACGGGCATCATCTCTGCCTGGGCAATCGGCACGATCGGCAAAAAGCTCGGCCTGTTCCCGTTCGACATCAAGGACACCGTCCGCTACATGCTGGATGTTGTCGAGCGCACCCGCGAGAAAGCCAACACCATGCGCGTCGACGTGTTCGACACCATCGGCCAGTTCTTGGCTGAGCACAACGACCAGATCGTCGAGGCCCGTGAGAAGTACGGCAGCGGCGTCGAGCAGGTCACCATGCCAGCACCCGACAGGGCTGTTGCTCGTGTGGTCGTGGTGTACGACGACAAGAATCCTGTGATGACCGGCTCGCGCATCGCCATCAACGCTGAGACGCTTCGCAAATGGCTCAAGCCAAAGCGCGATGGACTGGACCGGATCGAGCGGGAGCTCGAGTCCGAGGGTGCCCTGTTGCACCGCCGCGAACGAGTCACCATGTTCAAAGGCTGCCCCAAGCATGCGCCGGGGCAAGCACAGTGCGTCATCGTCAATCTGGCGCATCCGCGCTTCGCCGACACGCTGCTGGGCGCTTCGTCCCGCGGCCAGAGTAAAGTCACCCTTGCTGTTCTAGGAGCTGCTGCATGAGTATCGAGTCCATTGCCCTCTGGCACCGCCGTGGACGCCCTGACCCAACCCCTCGTGAGTTCGACATCCAGTTCGGCTGCCACCTCGAGGAGATCGTCGAGATGTTGGCCGTGGTCAACCTGACCCACAACGACACGCTGACTCGGGCCCGTGCGGCCCTTAGTTGGCTGGCAGATGGCCTCAAGCAGGGCCGCGTCAGCGCCGAGATCACAGACCGCAAAGAGTTCCTGGACGCAGCCGCAGATCAGATCGTGACTGGCGTAGGCGTAGCCCACTGTGCAGGCATGCAGATCGTCGAGGCCACGGAACGCGTGAATATCAGCAACTGGTCGAAGTACGATGTGGACGGCAACCCCATCTTCGACGAAAATGGGAAGATCAAGAAGGGGCCGGGCTACGCGCCCCCTGATCTCACAGGACTTTACTGAGGTGCACCATGCCGCGCGACTACAAGAAGGAATACGCCAACTACCACGCCAAGCCCGAGCAGATCGCCAACCGTGCAAAGCGCAACGCTGCGCGCGCCGCGATGGAGAAGAAGGGTTTGGTGAGTAAGGGGGACGGCAAGGACGTCGATCACAAGACGCCTATGGCCAAGGGCGGCGGTAATGGGGTTGGCAACCTGCGCGTGGTGCCGAAGTCCCAGAACCGCTCCTTTGCCCGGACCAAGTCGGCCCGGATGAAGTAATTACTTCTTGGCCTTGGGCTTGACGCCCTTGGCCTTCTGGTCTTCACGCACAAACTTCGTGGCGACCTTCTTGGACACACCCACCTTCTTGGCGAAGGTAGGATCGTGCATAGCAGCGCGCATCAGGTTGGCCTGGGCCTTTGACTTGAAGGGCATGATTACTTCTTGCCCATCTTCGAGGTCGACTTCTTGCCCTCGTGCATCTTTTCCATCTTGGCGTAGGCAGCCTTGGTGGGGGCCATCTTGCGCTCGGCGGCTTCCATCTTGGCAGACTCACCCTTGCCGAACGGGTTCATCTTGGCCTTGTTGGTGGCGGTACGCTGACCGCGCTTGGGCATGGACTTCATCATGGTTACTTTCCTCTCTGCGCAGCGCGCATGTTATCCACCAGGTTGGGATAGGGGCGGCCTGCGCGCTTGGCGGCGGCCTTGGCCGAAGCCTTCTGTGCAGGCTTGAGCGGCTTGGATTTCTTGGCAGGATTGGGGGTTTCCCAGACAGGCTTTTTCATGGTGCTCACCACTTCACTTTGTGGGACCAGTACCGTGCGGACAATTTGTCAGGGCTCGGGTCCTGGGCGTTGTGCCTCGCATAGTACGACTTTTTGCGGGCCTTGTCTTCAGCCGTCTTGGGGTTGTCACCAGCACCCTTGACGCCCTGCTGGCCAAACCGGATGGTCTTGACCTGGTCGCCCTTCTTGGCCACGACGACGTGGCTCTTGGTTGGATGGCTGGGCGTCGCCTTGGGCTTGTTGTAGCCGCTGACGCCAGCACGTGCGAGTCGGGGGTCTTTTGCCATGATCACTCCTCGGCCCCACCGCGGGCCTTTTCGATCTCTTTTTCCATGCGCTTGCGCAGGTCGTCCAGTTCGGTATCCAAAGCCTCGAAGTCCGGGTAGCCTTTGCGCATCTCGTCGCGCTTGGCCTTGGTCATTGCGGACTTGAAGTCGCGCTCGATGCGCTTGACCACGATTTCGTTGATCGCCGCCTGCTCGTCGACGTTGTAGTCGTACATTTTCAGGCCGAACATGCGGGCCAGCACCAGGGGAGAGGGTTCCACACCGGTGATGCCGGTCTTGCCTGCGATCAAGTCATCCACGCGGCCGATCTGACGGCTGCTGATGGCGGGCGGGGTCACGATGTCGTAGCCAAACTTGGTGACGTTCCACAGCTTGTCCCAGTCTGTATCCGTCGGTTTGTGAATCGACTTACCGGTGTAGGGGTCGACGCCCAGCACCATGCCCGCGATGCCGCTCACGAACGGGCCGCTGGGAGTCAAGCCGCCAGGGAACCACGACTGGCCCATGAAGCCGTTGGGCAGGCCCTTGGTCATGGACGCCATGGGGAAGTAGTCGCCGAGCTTGTAGTACACCGGGTTCTGGTCGTCGCCCATGAACGGGATGCGGATGTGCATGTACGGGCCGATGGTGCCGAAGAACATCCGCTCGCGGATCGACTCGGGCCCCTGCTTGCGCAGCTCTTCGTCATCGCCGCCGCCCATCGCAGCCTCGAGCAGCATGTAAGCTGCCAGCACGTTGGCTAGTTTCCAGGGCTGGTACACAGCGATGCGACCAAGCACAGGGGCCATGGCGTAGAACCAGGAGATGAAGGGCATCACCGTCTGGCGGGCAACCTTCACAGCCTTGGAGTCGATGTCGTAGTCGCCGAACGCCTTGCGGGCAAACAGGCCAGCTTCGGACAGCATCTCGGCGGTTGGAGCCGCAGCTCCTGCGCGCGCCTGCAGGGTCCCCGCGGTCTTGAGGAACGCAGCCAAGCGGAACACGTTGTCTTCCGCGGCGTACATCTGCGAGGTCAGGTCGTCGATGTAGTTGACACCTTTGCCGACCTTGGCGGCCTGCTGCTTGAGCCACTCGGCCTTGGCCTTCTCAATGCCCATCCAGCCGGCCACTCGGCGGGCGACAGATACGTCCTCGCCACCGCGCAGGTTATCGGCGTGGGCTTTGTACAAAGCCTCTTTGACTTCGGCACTGGAGTAGTCAGCCAGCATGGCGCCAGAGTCGCGGAAAGCCAGCACCAGGTCCAACTCGGCTTTGGTGAGCGAGTTGGGGGAGACTTCGTACTTGGCCAGCAGCTTGGTGGCGTCGCGCAGTGTGCTGAACGAGATGTCGTGCAGCATGGCCATGGTCACGTTGGATGCCGCGTTGGTCACGTGTGTGCCAGGGTTCCAGACAGTCTTGGACTTCTTGAACCAGCGCATGGTGTTGTTGACCGCACGCAAGTTAACCAGCGGCTGCCGATCGGACATGTCGACCATGGCGTTCCACACCGGGCCGGGCAAGTACTTGCCGGACAACTCGCCATAGACCTTGGACTCGGGCAGCTTCACCCAGGTGCCGCTCTGGCGGTACAGGGCTTTGGTCTGCGGGGACCGCGACATCTCGTACGACACAGGCAGCACCTTGTCTTCGGTGATGCTGGTGCCATACTCTTTGTTGAGCGCGTCGAGACTGTCGAACGCGACTCTGGCATGCGGGTTGCCCTCGCTACCCATCTCGGAAACCGACTTGATGAAGTGCTTGCTGGCGTAGTTGTTGGCCAGGGCCGCAACCGTGTTGCGCAGGGCGTTGGCCACGTCGTCAGCTTTTTGGTTCTCGATCTTGTCGCGGGCAGTGGTGTTGGTGATGAACGAATGCCCTTGGTCGGAGGCCCCTTCATGCACCCACTTGCGCGTGGTGTCCACGGAATAGCCGACAGGGTTCTTGCCGTTCAACTCGGCAAAGCGGGCTGCGGACATAAAGCCTGCCGCTTCTGGGACCCCGGGCTTGACGGTGTTGTCGATCTTGAAGACCTGGAACATGTCGCCATCGAGCAGCAGATCGCCGTTCGCGTCCTTGGTGAACCAGTTCTGATCCAGTTCGGTCTCGCTCTTGCGCTTGAGGCCCAGCACCTCGTTGATCTTGCCCAGGCCGAATGTGCCGCCGGCCACCTGCTCGGTGCGCTCGGGGAACAGCAGCGTCTCGGAGAACTTGCGGCTCTTGAAGTACCGCTGCTCAACGTCGGACAGGTCTGCCACGTACAGGTCGAACCACTCCTTGAGCTTGTCTGCGTTGGCTTTGAGCTTGGCGGAGTCGGGCAGGGCATCGAGGGCCTTCTTGTTGCCATCGAGGTAGGCGAACAACGCGTTCACCTCCGCTGCCGGGCGGCGCGAGATGACATTGGCCAGGTCCTCAGCGTACTGGTAGCCGATGCCCTTGTCCAGCTTGAAGCGGTCCATGACCTGCGACACCGATGTGTTGACAGCGTAGCGCGAGTTGATCAGACCCAGGGCGATCTCGGCGCCTGGGAAGTTTTTGCTGACCAGGTCCTTGAACTTGGTGCTGGCTTTGCCCACGAACTTCTTGGCGTTGGCCTCGCTCCAGCCCACGGCCTCGAAGAGGCGTTGCGTAGGCAGCAGGTTGATCAGGTTGCTTCCGGCCCAGCGGCTGTAGTCCTGCTCGGACACGCCCAGGGCGGCCGCGGCTTTGGCGTCGCTCAGGGGCTTGGTGGTCTGCACGGCGGCCTCGAGCACGTTGCCCATGCCTGCCTGGGGCGCCTTCTTGCGGGCCTGGTCGAGCAGCTCCATGGACGACTGCAGCACATCGGAAGCCAGCGAGGGCTTATCGCCCAGCATGCGGCTTGCCGCGCGCTTAATCGCAGCCCACATCTTGTTGACCGACGCCAGGAACTGAGCGGGAACCCCGCGAGACGGCATGGCTTGCATGGCGCGGCGGAAGTCATTGAGCGTGGTGCCATAGGAGACCAGCTCCAGCACAGCGTCCAGCTCTTTCTTCTCCGCCACCAGCTTCTTGAGCAGGTCCTGCACTTCCTTGGCTTTGCCAGTCAGCGCGCCCTTGAAGCCGACAACGTCCTTGAGCGCGCGCTTGAGCGCGACCACTGCGGGATCGTTGGGGTTGCGGTAGACATACGACTGTAGGGCTCCGTGGAACGCCTCATGCAGCAAAACTTCTGGCGATTCGTCGCGGCGAATGTAGATCGTGTTGGTAGCAGGGTCGAACCGCGGGTTGCCGCTGTCGATGAACTGCACCTGCACAGGGTTCTCCTGGGCCACGAACGCTTCGCGCAACGCCACAGCAAGCTGGCGCTCCATGGGAGTGCCGAAGCGGCGCAGATAGTGCATGACCGCGGCAATGCCGCGGAGCGTGCCGGTCTCCTTGTTGACGTAGATGCCCTCGGTGGCGGCCTTCTCGATCTGCGACATCTCGCCAGTGGCGGCCACTTCACGAGATTGCCGGACAGCGCCGCCGCGCACATCAGCCAAGTCCACATTCTCAGGCAAGAAGACTTCGCGCTTGGCGGCAGCCCAGCCTTGCGACAGAACAGTATCGAGTTTCGCAGCGGCCTTGATCGTGTCAGCCTTGGTGCGCCCCGGGGTGACGATCTTGCCCTGCACCATGTCTTTGACGAGGCGAACAACGGCTTCGACGTTTTTGGCGTTGCCGCCGACCGCTTCGCCCAATTCAGCCAGCGCCTGCCGCGCAGTTTGTGCGGCCATGTTCAGGTCTTCGACGGCCTTGTCGGTCTCGGCGACAGCGTCTTTTTTGACCAGCTTGCGGCGTTGCGTGACCTTGTCGCCAGCACGCAGGTACTTCTCGTAGGCCTCGGTGAAGTAGTTGAGCGCGCTGATGACGCGCTGCGTGCCTTCATCCACACCAGTAGCTTCACGCCCGTACACCAGGGCGTCGCGAATCTTGCGCAGCGTCTGGTCGGTGATCGTGGCTTTGCCAGGGGCCTTGACGGTTTCGGCACCTCGTACAGCAGCGGGGAGAGCGCGCCCGGTGTCAGTGCTGTCGGCGGCGTCGATCAAGCGCTGGAGTTCACGCTGTTCCTGGGGGGCCATGGGTTGTTCCAAAGAGCCCCCTGCTGCGGCCGGCGCAGCAGGGGTTGGAACAGCGGGGGCACCGCTGGGAGGAGAAACAACCGGTGCAGCCTCGGCCGGGCGCTCGGTCAGCAGACTGGACGGCGCGGCAGCAGGAGCGGGGAGTGGCGAGCTGGGTGCAGCTTGCGGCGGCTGCAGCAGCGTGGTGGCCATCGGGCCACCCTCGACGGGGGTGATGGGAGTGGACGTGGGGCGCAGACGACGGCCCTCGGGGCCACGAAGCGCAGCACGCTGACCACGGGTCAGCTCGCCAGTAACCGGTTGCGGAATCTCCGCGGCGCGTTTCTGCCACTCACGGCCGATGTCCTCGATCTCCATCTGCAGGCGGGTCTTGCCTGCGCGGACTTCTTGCCACTGCTCGCCGGCGCGTTGCGCAGCCTCGAGGCCACGCTGCTGCGGGGCCATGACTTCTTGTGCCTGCTGGCCCAGGTCCTGGGCTTGCATCAGGGTGCTGGCGCGGCCGCCCATGAGGTCTTGGTATTGCTGGCCGGTGCGCTCGATATTGGCCAAGCTCGCGGCTTGGAGACCTTGCTCAAACGCCTGCTGTTGACCGAGCGAGGAGAACGGAGCTTCGAGCTGTACGCCCGCCATGCCCTGCTCAAACGCGCGCTGCTGATCCAGCGACGCAAACGCGGGCTGTTGCAGGCCTTCCAGGCCTTGCGCTTTTTCACCCAGCAGATTTATGGCTGCGTTGCGCCGCTCGACCTCGGCAGCGCGAAGCGCTTCGGTGCGCGCGTCCTCAGCGGCGAACTGTTCATCCATCCAGGTACCGATGTCCTGCTCGGCGACGCCTTGGCGGCGGGCTTCCGCAGCAATCAAGTCCATGGCCTGGGCGCGGACCTCGATCGGAGTGTTGTCTCCATACAACGCTTCTTTGAGCGCTGCGGCGCGACGAGAGCGAGCAACTTGCCCGCCAGCTGCGAGTGGGCCCAGCAACAGGGTGAGGCCGGCGCCACCCAGGGCGGACTGCCGAGCGATCTCGCCGAGGTCTTCGGGGCGGGCGCCGTATGCTCGCTCGACCAGCTCTGTGCCGACGTCCTGGGCAACTTCAGTGCCAGCCTGCACGGGGGCGTTGATGGCCAACCCGCGCGCCAGTGGGCGAAGCACGCCTGTATCAGTGGCCGCTTCTGCGACCCGTGCGGCAGTAGGGGTGCCTCGCACAGCAGCCATGGCCGGGCGCACCGCGCGCAGGCCGACAGCCGTTGCAGCGCCTTCCAGCGGACCCTGGATCAGACCAGTGCGTCGAGCCGCCGCGGCGGCTTCCTCCTCTGAAACGCCCTGGGAAATCAGCTTCTCGTACGTCTCTTGCGCGGCCGAGGTGCCGAACAGCGCGGCAGCGGCTGCAGGAGCTGCAACCTGCCCGCCGGGAACGAACGCCAGCGGGGCAACAGACAGCGCGGGAGCCAGCCCACGAGCACCATACACACCGGCCTGGCCAAGCAACCCACGACCGCGGACATCAGGGGCGTACATCGGCGCGCGGGCCTCGGCCGCCTGCGCCATCTCCCGCCCGAACTCTGGCGCGACACCGGTGTATTGCAGGCCCTGGCCCACCATGCGGGGCAGATCAACAACCGCGCCGCCAACAAGCTGCCGGCCCATCTCCCCCAAGGTGCCACGAGGAGCAACGCCGAAAAAGTCGGCCGCCTGTTCAAACGGGACACCCGTCTGCTGGCTGTATCGCCGCACCAGCTCATCAGAAGGAAGATCGCGGAACTCCGCCGGAGCGGAGTCTCTCAGTTGCTGAATGTTGAAGATCGGCATAGTGTGGCTCTGGCGGTTGCCAGTATTATCGCCACAAACCGCGGCCTGTGGCTAGGTTTTGCTCTCGCGCCAAGTATGCCTGCTCCGACTCACGCCGGCCAGCACCACGAGCATCCAGAGCGGCTTGCACCTCCGGGCTAAACGCCGTACGTCGGCCGAGCGCCAGCTCTTCGGTCTCTCGGTCAATCTGCAGGCCCAGAGGATCGATGGCCGCACGCGCAGGAGCCGCCGTCGGCGCCGCGGTGGTCGTAGCCGCGGAGGTTTTCTGCCCGCCCTCACCCCAGCCAGGAAGTCCGGTGGTTGTGGGCTGCTGCTCCAGGATGGCCCGGGCGGCGGGTACCGCGGTGGTCTCGGTGTAGCGCTCGGGCTTGCCATCTACCAAGCGCCCTGTGGGCTTGCCCACGAGCTCTTTGGCGTAGCTGATCACGTCGGCGTTGCTGACATCACGAGGTCTCGGTGCCAGGCCGACCAGAATCTTCCGCTCATCATCGGTGAGCTTGCGGCCCAGCGTCTTTTCTGCGTCAGAGATTTTTTTCTCCAAGCCCTTCTCTTCGCCGCCAAGCGCACGAAGGCGGCTGGCGTAGGCCTGCGACTGCTCGATTACGGCTTCGTTCTTCTGCACGGTCTGCAGCCAGGTGCCAATGTTGAGCGGGTCGATAGCTTGCTTGGCAAGGTACTCAGTGGCCAGGGCTTCGCTCTTGAATGATTGGGTGCTGGTGACTCGCCCACTTGCCTTGTCGATGAAGTTGAGCGTGACGGCGCCGCCTTTACCCGGCACGATGGCCAGGTCGGTCTTGTCGTCGAAGTCAGGATCAGTGTTGTACAACTGACCAAGCTGCGTCAGATTTTTGCCCTGGAGCTTCTTCTGGATGTTCAACTTGAACGCGTCAGCGTCCGCCTTCTGGATGTTGAGGCGGCTGAGGATGTAGTCCTCTTCCTGCTTGGGCGTGAGGTTGAACTGCGTGCGGGCGGCCTTGCGCAGCTCGTCGACCGGCAGATTGGGGTTGTCAGTGGCGAACTTGGCGAAGTTGTTGTAATTCTCGCGCTCAGTAATCTGGCGACGGGTCTCACCAATGCGCAGCCCTGCCTCCTCCTGCTGGGTCTCAAAGCTCTTTTGGGCTCGGGCCTCGGCGGTGGTGGCGCGCTCCTCAGCACGCAGGCCGCGCATGAGTTCTTCGCGGCGAGCGGCGTCACCAAACCGGCCATACACGTCAGCAGCCGCGCGCATACGGGCGGAGTCGATCTCTTGCTGGGTCGGGGCGCGCTGGAACGTCTGGCCGCCCATGGTGTAGGTGGGCAGGGCCACACGGGCGCCTTCTTGCGGCGCAGCGGGGGCGTAGCGCGCGGATTCCTGCGGGGTCAACCCGAACTCGGCGGCGTCTTGCTGCTGCATCGCCTGCGCTTCGGCCTGCGCGCGGGCCAGCTGCTCCGGGGTGGCTTGTGCGGCCAGCTGCTCTTGGGGTGTCAGGCCGTAGGCCTTGGACAACTCCTCTTCCATGCGGCGCTGGCGCATGGCTTGGCCGAGCTGCATGCCCGTCTGAAAGCCGCCCTGAAGGCCTCGGAAAAAGTCAGCCATGTGCCACCTCTTGCATCTCGATGCCCAGCATCGTGTAGTTCACCGCCATAAATCCGTCCGGCATCACGAAGATAGCGTCCGGGTACAGCTTCTCGACTTCGTCGGCCATGACACCGACGTACCGCTTGCCAGAGCCCTTCTTGTACTCGAACTCGTACAGGTTGAGGCCAGTGCGCTCGTCGCGACCGACCAGCTCGATGTTCTGCTTGAGGCGGCGGTCAGAACCCTTGAACCCGCCACCGGCCCAGGCGCCCACGCCCATACCGACGATCGTGGCAAACGGATCGGCCTGCTGCATGGACGCGTTGTACATGCCAGCCTGCTGGCCGGTGATCGTGCCCATAGTTCCGGCGGCACCCTGCAAACCTTGCATGTATTGCGTGCCGGGGGCCATCATGGTGTTGACGCCCTGCGCGCCGGTAGCAGACGCTGCGGAGCCCGCGCCAGTGGCGCCTCCGTACGCGGCGGTAGAAGCGCCAGCGAGGCCGCGGCCGAGACCAACAACGTCCATCTTGCGGGCCCAGCCCAGCTGCTCAGCCTGTTGACGGGCCTGGTTGGCTGCACCAGTCTGCATGGCAGCGAGACCGAGCGCGTTGGCGTTGGACGCCGCGCCGAAAGCACCAGACGCCGGGTTCACACCGCGGCGAGTCGCTTCGCGCATCATCACACCCTGGGAGCCCTGGAACGCCTTGGCAGCGTCAGCGGCGGCTTTCGCCGCCAGCTGCTGGCGGTACGCCTCGGTGTCGAACTCCTGCGCCTGCTTGACCAGGCCTTGCTCCACCGGGCGGAATGTCTGGGTCTGGTAGTTGTAGTAGTCGCGGGCTTGCGCCATCTGCTCAGCCTGCGCAGCCATCTGCTGGCGCTGGGCTTCCATCTGCGTGCCATAGACCTGCCGAGCAAACGGCATGATCTCTGCGTACTGCTGCTTGGAGAAGTCAAGCTGCTGCTGAGCGACGCGCTCAAGCCCGCTGTAATCTGGCGGCGGAGGACTAGATTTACCACCCATGGTTTACTCCTTTGGCAGCCACCGACAGGTCTCGGGCCGCAGAACCAAAACTTGCATGTCGGCGCCCGGGGCGCCGTCCTTCATCACAAACTCTTCCTCGAAGCCGAGGTGCTTGTCGAACGCGATGATGTGCGGCTCGTTGGTCGGCACCATCCCGGTCAGTCGCTTCAACTTGCAGTGCCGGAACGCGTAGTCGCACACGGCCTGGAACAGCGGAATGATCGCCTTGGTCTGCTGCGCGATGGCAATGTGACAAGTGGCGTTCGCCCCGTTGTAATTGTTGATCACGACCCCAGCAATGATGTCGTCCCCGCGGACAACGCCGATCGCGTAGAAATCACCCCAGCTGGCTCCTTGCCCGACCTGCTTGGCCACCCATGTGCCGATGCGCTCTTGCTGGTCATAAACAAGCTCTGCCATGGCGCGTATTATGGCTTACTGCGGCGGTGTTGGCCAGCTGATGTTGTGTGGGTCGGGCTGGAAGGTTATGTCTCGGAGTTGCTGGCGGTAGGCTGCCCAGGCTTCTTTGGTGGCCAGGGGCACGTCAGGCAGCTGGGTCCAGTCGGACTGCACCAGCAAGGCGTCGCGCCGGGCGCGGATCACCGGCCACACCACCTCGTCGGGCAGGGGCTCGACGGTGAAGGTCACATCCAGAACGCCTTCAGGCACCGGGGCCGCCGGCACCGCGACGAACAGGCTGTCGTCCACGATGGGCGGGTTGTAGTTGACCATGCGCTCGCCTTCGCCCAGCCGCATGAAGGGGCTGGGTTTAGCGATCACTTGGCGGATCGTGCCGTCGGGGTTCAAGAAGGCGTAGGGCATATCAAGCCTTCACGAGATGGTCGCGCTGAACGCGTGCATCCGGTTGCTGGGGGTGTCCATCTCAAACCTTTCCGGCCCATCGGCCACAAATCACTTCAACCGTAGCAGGCGAAACCGCCACTACCACCCGAGCCGCCCGGACCGGGTGGTCTATTGATGTTCGGCACACTTCCACCGCCACCCTGTCCACCCTGTCCGGTGCCATTTGTCCCAGACGCGCCGGTACTACTCGTTGCGCCCCCACCCGAACCGGCAATGCCGTACGAGACGGCCACACCACCAACGGTGTACGACCCGGCGTTCGCGCCGTTGGCCCCGCCAGCGCTGCCTCCACCACCGACGGATGCGACCAGTGTTCCGTTAAGGTACAGGTACGAAGCCCCACCAGCGCTGCCGTTGCCTGCACCGCCGCCGCCAAGTGTGAACGACACCGTCTGGCCTGCGCTGACAGACAAGGTGCCCGACGTAACGGCTCCCCCGTTGCCACCAGCGCCCGGGTACGATGAATACCCGCTACCTGAGCCGTACGCGCCGCCAGCGCCACCGCCGACCAAGACGTAGCTGATGCTGGTCATTCCGGCAGGGACCGTGAAGCTGCTGCTGGAGCTAAACTCACGCCTTGTAGGGGAGTAGGCCGACTTGCCTTGCAAATTGCTCATGGAGATTGCACCACTTGACACACCAGCAAGCGAACGCACCGCGGACTCACCAAGGCTGATTGTCGCCGTGGAGGAACGCCCCAGCTCAGTGTTGACCTGAGACATTGAAATCTGCCCGGTAGGTAGCGTCATATCAAACCCCTACTTTTGCTTTGATGGCCATAATTTCTCTAGCCATAAGCACACAGGCAGCAAGCGCCGCGTTGCCGTAAGCCACTGAAAGCATGCCGTTCGCGTTCGCGCTGACCGCCCATGGCAGCATCGACTGAAGACCCTGCGCACTGACACCCACTTGAGTCTCGCCACTGTCCGTGCGGTCGTAGACACCCATCTTCAGGCCAGCCAGACGCTCGATGAAGTCAGCGGGTAGGTCGCGCCAGTTCTGTTTGAGTCGCTCATCCGAAAACGCGGTGACGTCGCCGGAGGCTGTGATGTTGCCGGAGGCTGTGATGTTGCCGGACGCAACGATTGTGGTAGCGTTTACAGAGCCGCCGTTTAGGTTGACCGCAGTAGTCGCGGTAGTCGCGGTAGCCGCGGTAGTAGCTGTCGCCGCGGTCCCGCTGATCGAGATGCCCCAGGTGCCCGAGGCGTTCGCCCCCGTCGTGGACGGAGCGCCCACCGTGTTGTAGCTCACCGTGATGGCTGAGCCGCCATTGAACGTGACACCGCTGGCAGCGCCAGCGCCGCCGTTGTTGAAGGTGACAGAGCTGTTCAGGTTGACGCTGATGTTCGCCGAGCCGTTGAAGCTCACGCCATTGATCGTGCGCGCCGTGGCGAGCGTGGTGGCGGTGCCTGCGTTGCCGGAAATGTTTCCGGTGATCTTCGAGCCCGCGAGCGAGGTGAGCCATGCAGGGTCGGAGTACGAGCCGTTCGTGTAGACGCCGTTGGTGACCGAGCCTGCGTTGCCGGAGATATTGATAGCGTATGTAGATGCGAGATCGACCCAAGTTGAGCCAGTGAACTTCTGCCACTTGCCCGCGGCGCTGGAGAACCGAATTGTGTTTGTCGGGATGTTGGTCGCTGTCGTGACGGCGGGGTCGAGCCCCACCGCGAGATCGTCGAAGCGGCCATCCAACTCCGTCACGAAGTCCGCGTAGGGACTGGTCAGTACTGGTTTGCTGTGGTCAGCCATGTCAATATCCTCGCACAGAATAACTGACTGCGCCAGTGATCCTTGTTCCGCTGCTGTTGTACAGCAACACCTTGAAACTCAGCGGGTCGTACGAATCCACAAAATCGTAGATGGCGTAGACCGGCGATGTCGAGTTCGCCGACACCGTGATGGATTCTACGTCAATGAACACCTTGGCGCCAGTGCTCGTGCGGTCTTCGGTCAGGTACACCGTAGTGCCGCCGGAATCACCAGCGTTTGCTGTCAGGGACCCGGTCTGGGTCTTGAGTTTCGTGTCCAGCTTAACCGCCAGCCCAACTATTTCAGTGATACCTTGGTCGTTGGTGGCAGTAGCGGTAACCCGAACCTTGACGTATCGGAAGTTAATGGCGTACGCCTGGCTGCTGTTGAATGTCTGGACGTTAGAAGTGAACCCGGCATCGAGCGCTGTTGTGATCGTGACAGCTGTGCTCACAGAGCCGGCTACGTCTATCTCGCGGTACGTCACGCCGATTTTCATAGCAACCAGCACAGCGCCGTAGTCGAAGACCTCTTCGTAGTACCCAGTCAAGCTGCCTGGCTGAATGAAGATCGGATACCCGGCGGTCACTTGCGCCTGCGGCGTCGCCCATCCACGGCTGGTAAAGTGGTCCTGCCAAGTCTGTGTAGTGCTCACAGGAATCGCTAGGCGGCCACCATCAGTGGCAGCACTACTACGGGTGCCGGAGAACGTAGAGATGAAGTTCGTCGCCAAGACGTAGTCTGGCGGCTGGTTTACCGTCGCAGTAACGCTAACAGGGGCGCCGTAATTGCCGGCGGTGTCGATAGCAGCCAGCCAGTAGGTATAAACAGTCTGCGTCGGGGGCGCTTCAAAAACCGTAGTGAAGCCGCCATCTTTGCGGCCGATTTCGTCCGCTGTAGACCACACCGGGCCGCGGCGAAGGTCGTACGTGGCGATGGGCAAAGACCCAGGCAGGTTGCCCCAGCGGAATAGCACGTTGTTGTCGATAACCTCGGTCGTCAGATTCAGCACCTGTCCGGTCACGACGTTTACCGGCACCGTGCGCAGCGTGCCGGCGTTGCCAGCGGAATCAATCGCACGGACGAGCAGGTTTTTATTGAGCCAGGTGACCTTGGTGCGGAACGCCGTCGCGTACAGCGTGGCCAACAAATTCACGGCCGAGATCGACGTGTCGTAGACTTCATAGCGGTCGACCGGAAGCGATCCGGAAGGCACCAGCCAAGTCAGCAAAACTTGCTCACCGTCGAAGTCCGTAGTGACTTCTGGCGCTGCCGGCGGTACCACTGTGACGGTGAACGTGACGAATGGGCCCTGGTCCCCGTTGATGTCGATCGCGGCGAGTCGAAACTGTCGATCCCCGCCCCACGTTGCGCGAAAGCGGTGCGAGTTCCCAGAGACAATATCCAGCGGAAGCCAACCGCCGTCGAAATACTCGATGCGATACAGCGCTACGGCCAGATTGCTGGTCGGCGTGGGCCAAGCAAAGTCTACATCTGGGCCGACGAATGTGCGAGTGACGGCTACCCCGCTGGGGCCAAGCATTGTCCCAGCGCCATTGACGTCGTTGAATGGGCCGGCCAGTGTGTTGTACGCAACGTCTCTGATCCAGTAGTAGTACCCGTTGCCAGGCTCTGGCAAGCCGTCGGTGAACTCCGCACCGGAGGTGGACCCCACTTTCACGGCGGCACTGATGTTGTTGTAATCGGCGCGCCAGATTTCCGTGTGGGAATACTGGTCGAACGCGCTGGCGTTCCAGCGCAAGATCGTGTTGGTGCGATCGGTAGTTACGACCAGCCCAGTGGGCGCCGGAGGCGCGGTATCAGAGGTAACCCAGTCGGGCAGCGAGAACTCGACCAATCCAAGGAGCTGCTCGGCGGTGTACTGCTTGCCGCCGATGGTCGTCACGCCCTCTTTGATCTTCAGCAGGCCGGTGTCTAACAGGTCTTTGAACGTTGGCGAGGCGTCCAGCGCGCTACCCCGCTGTCGGGTGCGGACTTCCAGCGCTTCCTTGATGGACGTCAGAAATTGGCGAAGCTGCGGGTCGGTGTTCGCAGGCAGCGCGGGGATCGGCGCGGGCTTGTAGCTCATACGCCTCCGAGCTCTTTCATGCTGTCTGCGACATGCACAGACAAGATTTCCGCTGTGCCGCTCAGCTCGAACTCATAGTACCTGGCGCGATAACCGCTGGGAAGCCAGAACGGGTCAGCATTCGCCACTGTCTGGGTGTGCTTGAGGGCGCCATCTGCATACAGCTTGAACGTAGCTGGGTAGCTCTTGGCAATAACTTGCGCACAAGCCTTGTTCTCGGGCGACGCCATCTCGAAGATCGCCGAGCGCCAGGTATAAGCCTGCTTGTCATTGTCGGCGCCCCACTTGACAATATCAGTGCCGACCTTGAGGTACAGCGAATCCTGCACCAGGTCCGTAAAACCAGCAGTGGCGTACAGATCGGTGAATGTGAACGCAGCACTACCCTGCGCCGGGTCGAAGATGAATCCTCGCTGCGTGGCGCCGTTGTTGTAGAACCCGTGGTACCGCCCCTCGTGGTAATACCCGTGGATGCTCGAGGGAACCAACGCCTGCCACTCTTTGCGGCTGAAGAACGGCGCCGTCACGTTGGTGATCTGCCCAGAACCTGTGAGGTAGATAAGCCCGTCCGGCGAAGCGTACAGCACCCCGCCATCCATGGCTGCGATCGAGCGTTTCGAGACGCACGACTGCGGGGTCTCCAGCTTGACCAGCGACATGGCCGACGGATCGGAACCCGTCAGCAGGTACGGCACGCCAGTGGTCAGAATAAACGCCGTGGTGCCAACAGCCGCCCCACCCACCACGGGATAGTCAACCGCCAGAGAATAGCCTGGCGGATACGCCGATGGAATGTAGGCCTCGGAGGGGTAAATGTCGTATTTATCCAACACTACCGTGATGCCGTTGGCCATCTGCACAATGTCGATTGCCGTGCTGGGCGGAGGAAACCACTGCACGCTGGGGATAACCTCGTCGAGGTCTTCGCCACGGATGGAGTCCGAGTAGGTACTCTGGGCGATCGGAATCTCGTCTACAAACTGGAACTCGGTGGACAAGCTGCCAGTGAGGGTCCGGTAGATTCGCTTGGCAGTGATGTAGCCAGAATACCCAGAAGGTGCAGAAGCGGCCAAGCCAGACAACGCAGCGACACCACCATCCGGGTAGATGGTCAGGGAATTGGAAGGCGGGCTGGGTGGACCCTCTTCGCCGAGTGAGGTGACGAAGGTGTAAACGTAGACACGGGCTTCGGCCGTCGTGCTGGTGTTCCCCTCGGTGCCGACTGCAGCGATGGGCGCAGAAACAGGGGCGGGTACGCCGAGTGGATACGACGCCCAGGGGTAGTCCCCTGAACCACCAGTGAGCGCCAGCGTGTTGTAAGTCAGCCGCGGGCCCAGCGTGGGGTGAACGAAGTATGTGCGTTCTGTCTGGTCGTTGGCGATCGCGCCTTTCACGATGCTGACGTCCACAGTCCAGTGGAACCAGTACTGGGTATCAGAAACCAAGTCCTGCCCGAACCGGTAGATGGTGGATGTGGGGGCAGCGGTCAGGCCAGACAGCACTGTCAGCGGGGCTGTCCACGCGTCGAGAGTCCCGGCGAGCAGGCGCACGTTATCCGCGGTCTGGGCGAGCTCCGGAGGCAACTTGTTCGGCGACATCTTGGGCGCCACGCCGGAGAATTTGGTCAACGAGATAACGGCCATTGGGAGTCCCTCACTGGGCCCGATTGTAGTCTCAGGCCGTCAAAACAGCCAGGGCGTGGTTTGTGTGCTTGATGCGGTCTTCCAGACCGATGTGCCCGCCGTTGATGCGCTTGGTCAGGCCTTTCCAGTCCTGCGCCTGGGCGAAGCGGCTGCAGTCATGCGTGTCCCAGAACCACCCAGCGGTCAGCGCGGCGTACTGCGGCGTGGCCACCAGATCGGGCTCCTTGACGAAATCGACGCCCAGAGCCTGGCCGGCGTGGTAGTAATTTGAATAACCGGTCAGCTGGATGCAGCCGCGGCCGCGGAAGCGGAACCCATCTCCAGAGGCTTCGTCCCGATTACCCATGCGGCTGGCGTAGACCTTGTTGGCAATCTTTTTGGGGTTGCGCGCGTACTGGTCGGCGATCTCGCGGGTCGGGAACCGCTTGGGCCAGAGCTTCATCAAGGCCTCGGCGCGGTAGTTCAGGTTCTCTTCGAGGATTTTGAAGTTGCCGCACTCGTGCCCACACTGGCCGATGAACGCCGCCTGCTGGATGGGCGTGGCGATATTGAACCGGGCAAAAGTCTCGTTGAGCGCCGGTACCCACTCGATGCCGATCTTGAGCTCTTGCAGTTGCTCAGCGTTGACCATTGAGCTGCTCCCTTACTTGGTTGTAGGCGTCGATACAGGCGTTGAGCTGGTTGATGGCTTTGTCTCCGTCTGCTGCGATTTGGGCGATGAGTCGGAGGGTTTCTCGCTCGGCATCAGGAGCTGGGTCAGCCTGTCGGTCAGGTTGGCCTGGCGCTTCGTTCCGATCTCCGGTGGGAGCGGCGGGACTTGCGGGGGCTTGTACGCAACTTGGGGCGGGGAGGCGCACCCGGCCAGCACGGATAGCGCGATCAAGTGCAGAAGACTTTTGGTCGAGGGCATGGTTGGCCTCCTGGAGTTTGGTTGCGTTGGAGTTGATCTGCTCGGTGAGCTTCTGTTCGGTCTGGCGCGCCGCTTCGTTGGCCTTGGCAATCTCGGCCTGCATCTCTGCGTCGCGGGTGCCCCAGCCGTTGTGGTAGCCCCAGCGGTACAGGCCCAGGACTATAAGCAGGGTAACAGCAGCTGCGATGAGGTATCTGGTCATGATTCAACCTTCGCGTTGGCTCGCTCCTGGGCGATCTCTTCCATGGCCGGGTCGACGTAATCGGCCGGCGTGGTTGGCGGCGGAGGAGGAACCCAGCTCTCGTCGAGGTCCGGATTCTTGTATCCCATCCAGTTCCAGTCAGGAACTACGCTTGTCGGCCCCGGAGGAGTCTGCGGCTGCGGCTGGGGTACCGCCGCCGCTGGAGACTTTGGGGATTCAGGCGCCAGACCCTTAGCCACTGCAGCAGTAGCTCGCTTGGACATGACCCCACCGATGCCGCCGACGATCAGCAGCACGATGTCGTTGAGCATCTTCGTGTAGGCCTGGTCGATGGGCGCCATCGACTTGATCGGCTGCGTGACGAAGGTCACTGAGTACAGCATCGCCACGACGATGAAACACAGAATCAGCGTGACCGTGATGACCACGAAGCCCCAGATGCGGACCTCGATGTCGTCAGCGGTTAGCTGCTGCTTCGGATGCGGGTTGAGTATTTTGAGTGGCATTGATCTGCTTCTCCAAGATAGGGGCTACAAGGTACTCAGGGCACATCTGCGTGAACAGACACTTAGGTTTCTGGCACTCTGGCTTGTGGAAGTTGTCGGGATTCTGGCATGGATACCGGTAGTAGTCATCACACCCAGAGAGCAAGAACACGCAAGCGAGCACCGCGGCAGCCAGAATAACCCAGCGCATCAGTGAGACGTTGGCCACCCCGTCCGCGTAACCTTGGTCGTATCCAGTGTCGAACGCCTGTCGGTGGGCTGGCTTTGGTCGATCCGAGTAAACACTCTCCCACCATTCGTCGAACTTAGTCATCACTTTCCTTTCAGGGCACCTGCGCCTATGGAGTCGATGGCGTTCCACTGGCTGTCAACGTCCTTCTTGAGCGACGCCATGTCTTTCTGCACCGCCACCATCTGCTCACGCAGCGCCTGGACGTCGCGTGTGAAGACCTGAACTCCATCTACCGTGGTGCGTAGTTGAGAGATCGCGCCTTGCAGCTTGCTTACATCGTTGGCCTCGATCAGCTTCTGCATGCCCGAGACGTCTACCGTGAGCCTACCGCCCAGGGCTTGAAGCTCGGAGACGCTCTTGGACAGGTTGACCAGCTCACTGTCGATGTTGTTGATCTGCTCGGTCATCTTCACGACCGGCTCCATGTCGGGCGACTTCCACTGCGCCACAGCCTCTTGCAGCTTTTGGTACTTGCCCCACTCGCCGCCTGCGGCGTAGATCGTTCCGCCCACGGCGCTCACGCACGCGAGGAACCAGACGATGTAGCTGCCCTTGAGGTTGACCCCACCGATCTTGAGCTCGGTGCTGGCAAGGTCGACCTTGTCGGTGGGCTTGTTCTCATCCGCCATCAGTTATTCCCGAACGGGTTGTTGGCTGTGTAGAACGACGCCGAAGACTGCGTGTACTGCTGCAACAGCCCCGAGTGGCCGATAGCCATACCGTCCTGCCAGCCGACGGTGACGTATGGGTTGGCGCTGTTGTAGCCAGTCGTCGCGTAGGCCTGGCTCAGGTCCTTGTTGTAGGTCGCCTTGAACGCGTCGATGTTGGTGGTGATGGTCGTGTTGTTGGCCGCCTGGAAGAACGAAGCTGCCTGGCTTGCGTAGCTGTTCACGTTGGCCAGGCTCGTGTTGTAGGCCGACACCTGGGCAGAGCTGATCTCCGTGTTCAAACCGGATGCCGCAATCGCAGACTGCGTCGCACGGGCGGTCGGCGCATCGGAGACCGAAGAGAGCATCTGGTTGACCACCACGGCTTTTTGCAACTCGACGGTAGCGGTGGCCAAGGAGCTGATCGCCGTCTGCATGTTGGCGGTGGCGTTCGCAGCCTGTTGCAGCAGGAACTGTCGGGCCGTATAAAAGTCGGTACCGTTGAACGTCGAAAGCGACGTGTTGTACGCCGTGCGCTGTTGCTCGGTGATCGTGGCCGTCGTATAGGCGTTGGGGTCCACGATGGTGCCGCTCGAGGCTGCCGCCGAGAACCCTGCGCTGAACGCAGCACCAGTGGCAAGCTGGTTCTTAATCGCCAGCGAGCTGGACGACAGGTTACTTACCGCCGTCTGCTGGCTTGTCGTCAGACTTTGCGCGTTTGCTGGCGCGGAATCGGTCAGAAAGAGAACCAGAATCGTCGTTGCGACCCACGCCAGCAAGGGATATGGGTTTGAGCGGTTTGAGTTCATAGTCGGGCCTCCACTCGGGGTTCTGCTGCCACAACAGCGTGGCCTGCTTGCCTATTGCCCCGAGGTATGGACACGGCGTCCCCGCCATAGCCATACCTTGAAACACCCGTGCGTCCTGGCACAGAACAGCGACTGCGGCTACCTTCAGTCCGAACTCGTTGAGCGTCTTGGCGAGCTTCAAGCGCTCGCACTGCTCGTCGCGTCGATAGGTGCCCCCACCGATCCCGATCAAGCTCGAAGACACCGAGCCGCTGATGCCGATCAAACAGGAGTCCTGGCCCCCGCCCATGTACGACGGAGCAATCGCGCTCGGAGGCGGTGTGCTGCCAGGCGCCGGCCCGTTGTACGTCGTGCTCTGCGTAGAGTTGTTCGAGTTGCTGTTGTTGGTGATGTTGCTCCCCTGCTGGTTCGTCGACAGGTTGTCCACCGTGGCCGAGTTCTGGGCCAGCGCGGAGCCTGTGATGAAGAGCAGCAAGAGGGTCCATTTCACGTCTTGTCCTGCTTGGCGTCGAGCTTGTCGAAAATCTGGCGAAGGATGTCCTTCACCTCCTTGATGTCGGAGCGATAGTCGTCCTTGTGCACGTAGTCCTTGTGCAGGTCTTCCTTCATCGCGGACATGTGGTCCTCGAGCTTTTGCAGCCGCTGCATGACTTGGTAGAAGACGAACACGGCAAGGAATCCTGCGATGCTGACTACGAAGTTGAAGAGTTGCTGGTTATCCACGGGTACTACTTTCTGCGGGAATTACACGGCGGCGGGGGCTGGCTCCGGAGTGGGCGCCCAAGGCAGTGGCTTGGACTCGAGCGCTGCCTTTGCCACTTCCTTGTCCAGCACGAACTGGATGTGAGCTTTCACGCCGCCCATGTTGGTGAAGTTCTCTTCCACCCACGCGACGACATCGGCCTCGGTGACCTGGGCCAGGGGCTTGAAGCTCTCGGCCTGTGGCTCGGTGAGGTCGACGGTCTGCGGCAGCTCGAAGGACTGGCCCTCCTCGGTGCCCTTGACCGTGAACTCGACCTTGCGGATCACGTCGGTCAGGCTGCCGACGGCGCCGGTGCGGATGCCGTTGATCTTGATTTCATAAGTTGCGCTCATTTTTGATCTCCGATCAGGGTTGCAATAAGGGACTCGAGGCGCTCGATGCGAGCGCGGAGTTCGACATTGTCTTTGGCCAGCTCGATGGCGGACACCAAGGCAGCGTTGCCGTAGGCAAGACCCAGGGTTTTGTCTTCATCACCGCCAACATGTACGACTTCAGGAAGCAGCTCCTGCCAGTCTTGCGCAGAGGAACCTGCCTGCCGCTCATCGCTGTCGATGCGGGTGTACGTGCCGCTCTTGACTTGGGCGAGGCGGCTGACAAAGTCAGCGGGCATTGCAGCCCAGTCTTTCTTCAGACGTTCGTCCGAGTAGGCGGTGACGTTGCCCGCCATCGTGAGGTTGCCCGACATGTCCATCTGCAATCGGTTTGCCGATGCAGACCAGCCGCCGATACGGAACACGTTGTCCGCGTCGAGGCCCATGTTGATGGCGTAATGCCCGGCCTTGTGGAAGGACATAAAGGCCGAGTTGTTGTCGGTTGAGTAGGCCTGAAGTTTTGCGCTATTTGTGCTGCCGCAGTAGCCGCCGTTGTTGGTCAAGAAATAGGCTATGCCAGACACCGTCCCGCCACTCAGGGGTAGGGCGTAACTTCCAAAGTTGCCAGCGTGCAAAACGAGATGGCTGCTGTCGGTGGCGTAGAAATTCCCGTCGGCATAAACATCGACCACGCCGCCGGTCGAAGAGAAGCCGAAGCGCCAGTTGCCGCCGTTGAACTGATAGCCGTGATAACCACCGCCGCCAGCCCAAGAGCTGCTGCTGATCGTGTGGCCGGACAGGTTCAGGCTGTTGGAGCTTCCTGTGACGCTGATGCCCCACGTACCCGATGCGCCGGAGCCGGTTAGCGATGGGCTGTAGCTGGTGTAGTTCTCTGTGGTCAGGAACACCCACGGGCCGACATTCGTGCCGCCTTCCTTCCGCATGTACTGCGGCGCGCTCCAGAAAGGCAAGATGAGTGTCTGGTTATAGTAGGTCGCACCGTCGCCGTGACTTGCAATGATGTGACTGGCCCACCCGCCTGTCCAAGTTTGGTGATTGCCTGACGTTTGATAATAGGTGAGATTGCCAGAGCCGTATCCGGTGATGCCGAGAGCGTTAGCGTTCCCAGTAACGCTGATGCCCCAAGTGCCGTCAGCAACACCGCGAATCTGGTTCTTGACGTGCGCGAGCGAGGACTTACGCGACCAGCCATCACCGTTGGAAGTGATGAACGAGTTGATCGTCGGGTTCTCGGATTCGCTCGTGTTGAAGTTGATGTGGTTGGCGTAGATGTAGCCGCTGCCATCGCGCTGAACGATGTGATTGCCGTTGACGCCAGTGCTCCAGCTAGGGATGTAGCTGTTGATGTTGCCTGCGTCGAGAACACGGTTGCCAGCAATCCAGATGCCATTGTTGAAATAGAAGTTCTTGTCCGAGTAGATGTGCGCCCAAGAACTGTTGGCCGGGCCAAGTTGGATGTAACCGTAATCTGTGTAGAACGTGTTCCAGTCAGCCGTGCGGTTAGTGCTCGGGTGCGGCGTCCACGAGCTGCCGTTTCTAGGTATGGCGTAGCTGCTGTAGTTGCCGCTGTCCAGCGCGACACTCCAGCCGGTCCAATCAGCAGCATTCCACTTGGTTCGCCACGCAAGACGACCATCGTGGCCAGCCTGAAGCTGGGTCACGCCACTGCTGTGGCCAAACACCAGAAGGTTGCCGTACTGGTTGATTGGAGGGCCATTTGCATCGGCACCATCTGGCGCTGTCCTTCGGCTACCGAATGCTGTCAGAGAGTTCCAGTCTGCGATGGTGAACGTGTCGCCAAAAATCCCGAGGGCGTAAGAGTTGTAGTTGCCAGCGTGGAGGACAACGCTACCGCGCCACGTCAAGTCGCCAGCGTTGATCGCTCCCAGCGCGTTGCCGCTCGTCTGACCAAAGTTGATGTACCCGCGATCATTGTTTTGACTGCCCTCAACAAACAGGGTGTTAGCAATGTTTCTGTCGGCCAACCTGGAGTCGTCACCAATAATGATGCCGTGAGTACCGTTGGGGGTCGTGATGACGCCCGTAAGCGTCCCGCCGCTAAGCGGCAGCTTGGTCGGGTCCGTGCCACTCACAGTGAGATCGCCGGAGCCCAGCACCGACGAACCGTTGATCGTCTTGATGTTGGTGCCTGAGACAAGCGTTGCTTGGTACCCCGAGAGCGCAGAGCTCGTGATGTACCCGTTGGGGTTAGTGCTGTTGTAGGGCGTGTAGCCCAGCGCCGTTGTGACGTCCCCCGAGGACAGCGACGCACCAGTCGTTACCCTGCCCTTCGCGTCGACCGTCACCTTGGTGTAGGTGCCGGCGGTCACGCCGCTGTTTGCGAGCGTCAAGGCTATCGAGGTAGCTCCACTACCGCTTGCGTCGCCAGACACGGTGATGGTCTGGTTGCCAGTCAAGTACGTGCTGGTGTCCAGCGACCAAGTATTGGCCGCCGTCTTCGTCAGGAAGCCGCTGGTTCCAGTCAGCGCCGCTATCGCAGTCAAATCTGCATCCAGCGCCTGAGCGTCCGTGATGCCATAGCCGGCCAGCGTTGTGGGCGTAGCAGTGATCGAGCTCCAGGCCGGGGTGACGGTCTGCTGAGCCAGCGATGTCACACGCCCCTTGGCGTCCACAACGGCGGTCACAGTCTGCGTGGCGGAGCCGTAGGTACCGGCCGTGACACCTGAGTTGGCCAGCGTGGCAGCGGCAGAAACTGCCGCGGAGCCATCGAAGCTAACGGTCCAGGACAAGTCGCCAGTGGCAGTGATGGCGCGCGCCGTAGCCAGCGCAGAGGCCGTGCTGGCGTTTCCTGCCAGCGGCCCGCTGAAGCTGTTGGCTGTGATGACGTTGGCAGAGAAGTTACCGGAACCGTCGCGCAGCACGATGGTGTCTGCAGTGTTCGCGCTGGCGGAGTTAATCGTGACCGTGAACGTGCTATTGCCAGCTTGATCGGCCGTGAACGATCCAGAACCAGACAGCCCAGAGCCAGAGGTGCTGAGCGTCAGCGTGCCGTTGTTCGGCGCGGTCATCATGGCCCACGAAGGCGTGCTGCCGTCGGTGGTCAGGAACTTGCCATTGTTGCCGGTCTGCGCCGGCAGGAAGCTGTTCTTGACAGCCTGCGAAGGGTTGCGCACCTCAGAGACATGCAGATACTGTACGTGGTCGTCGTTGCCGAGGCCAGAGAGCCCGCCGTGCGAGCTGCCGATAGCTGCCGAAGGACCCGCGGACACCAGGTTGCGCACGTCGAAGACATTCGTGAAATGCGCCTTGATCGCGTTGGTGGCGGTCGACTTAGCCTGGAAGATGATCTTGTAGAGCGGGCGGAACTCGACTGCGGGGAAACCATCCAAATTGAGGTCGTTCCAGTCCAACACCTCGACGTTGCCTGAGTTGCCGTCGGCGGCCTGCCCCATGATGGCGACCACGGGGTATGTCAGGTTGTTGGTGGCCACGACCCAGACGATCGAGTAGCTGTTGTTGGGCACATCGGTCAGGCCCCACACACCGCCAGACTCGGTGTTGTAGCGGGGCGTCGCCGTGCCAGCCTTGAGCACAAAATTCGTCGGATTATCGCGGACCCAACCTGCGCCGCTGCGGTACATCACTGGGACTTGTGCCGGACCTGTGAGGTCCTGCTCCCACGTGCCCGCCGTGGGGGTGTTCGTCGCAACGATCTGGACCTTCAGGTCCTCATCGAAGAACGTGCCGCCGGAGAGGTCAAACTGCGCGTCGGAGTCGAGACTGCCCGAACCCGTCGTGGTGTAGTTGCTGATGCTGAACCCGTTGGCGAGCGCCGCACCGCGGGTGCGGTGCAGGTACTCATGGGTCTGCCAGTCCAGCGTGATGCCGTGGCGCTCATCGGCGAAGAAGGGCGCAGTACCCGTTACGGCGTTCCAGTACACATAGGCCGTCGGAGCGTCTTCGTGGAAGTCGAAGTAGCCCAACTTCGCCGACAACACTCCAGCGCTGCTGAAGTAGATGTAGTGGATGCCGGTGGTGTTGGGGATCACCACCGTCTGCGCTGCGGTGAACTCGTACTTCTCGCCCTTGCACCACACAGTGAACGACGCACCCACAGGCGCGATCGTCACGGTACGGGTTCCAGCGTCAAAACTGAGGACAGACTGCGTCTTGTCCTCATGCCCCATGGGCTCCCCAGCGATAGTCTGCCCCTCGTTCAGATTCGCAAAGTTTGCGTCGACTTCCTCGTTGGTAAGCGGGGAGCCTTTTGCAAGGCGAAGGGTCAGATCAGCCATCTAGGTCACCTCTGGAAAATCAGCTGACGGTGATCGTCCAGGTGATCGACATCGCGTCGTCTGCGCCCTTGTTGACAACCGAGAACACCGTGCGGCACAGCATTGTACCGCCCGAAGCGGCGTTAAAAATACCAGCCTCCACAACCGCCCCGGTGCCAGTGCCGGGAGGGAAGCTGGCAACATAGGTGACTACTGCGCCAGCCGAACTGTCGGACGCCAGGGCGACACGACCAAGTTCCGAACCCAGCGCGGTGTTGCCCACAGCAGTGGCGGTACCATCTGCGCCGATGGCCATGTGGCTCATCTCGGTGGGGGTGCCTACCATACGCCCGGCAATGAACTCCTTGCCAGTGGTTACCACCAGGTTTTTGATCTCGCGGGTGTCCTTGACCGAACCGTCCTTGTTGAACAGCTGAATCTGCACGGCGCCCGTGACTTTGAGGTTGTCGTTAAGCATGTGAGCTCCTTAAAAAGCGCGGGACGCGCCGACATAGTCTTCCAGAAAATACCCGATTTCCACGTAGCTCTGGTTCAAGAGCGACCCGGCGTCAGCGACTGCCGTCGAGTCTGCCGTGGCTTTGGCCACAACACGTGTGGATGCGTCAGACGCTATTGTGACATTGGACACGCCTTTCGCAAAGCTGAAAACGGAGCCATCGCCAGTGTCGAAGGCGTCGTTCATGGCAAACCCGTCGGTGATGAGCTTAGCCAGCCCCAGCGTAAGAATATCCTGCGGCGCTGAGGTATCCGCCAACAGCTTGCTCAGGGCAAACGTGAGCACATCGTCAGCCGCGGCGGCGTCCGTGACTGCCTTCCCGACGTATAGCGCCGAAGCGTCCCCGAGCGCGAGCTCGTCTACCAGTAATTTTGCGGTAAGAATAGAGAGCGCATCCGCGTTGGGTACGCTATCCACCACCGGACGATCCAGCTGCAAATACTTGCGATCCAGCGCTATGGCGATGTCTGTAGACAATTTTGCCGTGTTGAACGCCAGCGCCTCGGAGAGGCTAGCCGAGTCAGCATACGCTCGGATGAATGTGAGCGTCTTGAAAAAGGATTCGCTCAGCGTCACACTGTCGCTCACAGGGCGCGCGATATTGAACGACGGCCGGTCCGCCGTAAAGATGGAGTCGCTAACGGGCCGGGCTAGTGTGAATCGGAAGGAGTCCGTGACAGCCGCGAGGTCTGGCACGAAGCGGTACCGACCAGACGTATCGAGCACTGCCTGCAGCGAGAGATCGATGTATGCGATGGCGGTGGCTGGGACGACCGCGGTAAGCGCTGCAACAGGCGCGTCAAAAGACGCCGTGGCGGCCAGCTGCTCGACCGCAGACGAGACCGCGGGAGCGATAACTACTACGCCTACCCGTGCCCGCTGAACATTAGATGTCGCGACAGGGGTTACGCTGGTAACCCTTGCGCCCATCAGAAGTCCTCACGGACCTTGAACTTCAGCAGGTCGTAGACCGTCTGAACGGTGCTGTCGCCGAAGGTGATCTCGATCTCACCCTCGTAGTCACCAGGTTCGCCCTGGAGCATCTCAGGGGCGGACGCCGGATAGAACACAACCTGCCCGTTGGGGCCGTCAGTTACCGAACCAGTAACCGTAGCGGTGAGAGTAGTGGCCCCAGCAGCGCGGAACTTCAGGCGCACGGTGGCGCCAGTCAGCCCGATCGGTAGCCCAGTGGTCTCGTCCGTGATGTTGCACACCAGCGCGGGCTTGGTGTCGCCCTGGACCAGTTTGATCTTCTCAGCCATAGTGCTTCCTCACAACAGGGCGCTGGCGCACGGTAAGGCGTACGCCACGGAAATCTCGAATGCGGGCGTTAACGATAGCGCGCTCGTACATGGCGCGGCGGCTCTCGGCCATGGCCACGTCGGTCCAGTCCTTGCCCGGAATCATGGCGATCTTGGCGATGGTTCCGTCGATGATGGCGTCGGCCCAGGTCTCGTAAATCCAGTCCTCAACACCAGTGCCTGTGCGGCTTGGCTTGAGCACAGCGGACACAGTCAACTTGGCGCGGAGATCAGGCACCGGGTGGACGCGGATGGTGTTGTCGGCGTGGACCCAGTACATCTGGGGCTCGCCAGTCTCTGTGAGGCGATTGTGAGGCAGCAGTCGGGCGTCTGTGCGATCCAAGACGCGGTCGCCGTAGGTGACGGCGATAACGTCCTCGACCACAGCTTCTGCGTCCAAGTCGTACTCGATCTGGTTAGGGGCCAGGTAGATCGCGTCGATGTTGTCACGCCAAAGGTACGTGCGGGCGAAAAAGTCGGCAGCGACCTCTGCGATGTGCAGTTTGATCGTGATGTCCGGGCAGCTCGGAAGATGCGGACGCAGCAGCGGGAGGAAGTCGTCCCAGGTCTTGGCCATTATGCTGCTCCAGGTTGCGACGCGGCCTCAGCCTGCCCCTTTACACCCAGAGCGTTCTGGAAGGCCTGGAAGTGCGCTACCGCGCGCTGCGCGTTGGCGGCGTAACCCGCGTCCTTGCTGTACGCGCGGTACAAGATGTAATCGAGCAGCGCGCCGGCGTAGCTGTCGTCAATCCTGATGACCTCCGCGGTCGCTGTGTTGTTGAGCTGCGACTCAGTCAACGTGTGGCCAAGCGGCACAGAGGAGTAGACTACCTCGAGCTGCGCGCTGGTAGTGGCCGGGGGGTAGACAAGAAACTCTTTGGGCAGCCGCGCGTCGAACATGTAGTGTTGGACGTCGACCGTGCCAGTCTCGGCGTACCAGTTGCGGCGCTGGTCATCGAGCACTTGGCGGCTGATCAGCCGAACGGCGCCCTTGGCGGAGCCGGAGGCCACGTTGCGCACCACGTCGATGAGTCGCAGTGCGTTGGCGAACCCGGTGGTCAGAACCTGGCGCGCGCCTGCGGCGCAGGTGAACGTGCCGGTCTGGGTGTTTGAGTCCGGGCGCAGATTGACCACGTCCCGGTAAGCGTCATTGAGCCACAGCTGCAGCTCTGTAACGGGCCACCGAACAGAAGTGGTGTCTTGCAAGAGCGTCTTAGCCCTTGTGATGATGTCTACGACTTTGACGGTGGCCATTCAATCCTCACTCAGCAGGGGCGGCGTCGGGCGGAGAGGCCTCCGCGGGTGCGCTTGCGTCAGAGGCGTCGGAGGCTACTTCGACAGATTCTACCGCAGGCGCTGCCTTGGCGCGAGTGGTTTTTGCGGGCAAGCTGGCTGCGACTTCAATACCCTCGGGGGTAAGTTCCAGCTCGCTACCCTCAACGCGCGCCAGCACAACGCCAGTCTGCGGGTGGCGTACTTTGTTGCTGAGGATTTCGGCGCCGAGGTGGGCCATCAGTTCGGATGCAGTCATGTGGGTCTCCAGAAGTAGAAAGGGGCCCCGAAGGGCCCCTTTACTGTATCACCGATCAGGTAGCAGAGCCAACCTGAGCGATAACCATTGCCTCGGGCTTGACCACCTTGCGGCCGTACACAGCCAGGCCGCGGACGATGTCGCCGAAGTCGGTCTGGTTACGCAGCGGCTCGGTCTTGTTCACGGTCATGGCGAACGAGTTGGCAGCCTTGGTACCAGCGACCATCAGACGACGGGCCTTGGCGTTGGACACAGAACCACCGGTGGCCGGGTCGGTCAGACCAGCAACCAGTGCCTTGCCAGCAGCGCCGCGCGGCAGCAGGTTCGACACGTAGACCGTGAAGCGGTCGATCATGCCGATCTTGCCAGTGCGGATGGTGCTGGAGGCGTCGCCGGTGAAGTAGGCCTGGGCCAGGTTCGATTGCATCAGCAGGTGACGATCGAACGGGGTCATGACCAGCCAGCGGCCGTCTTCAGGCACGTTCTGCTCGTCCAGCACGGTGGACATACGCAGGATGGCCTTCAGGACGTTCTCGGGAGTAGCCTGGTTGATCGGAGCAGTGTCAGTGCCCAGGTCGTAGGCGGCCGAGATGGCACCAGCGGTAGCGCCTTCGTTGGCAGCAGCGGGACCTTCGGTCACGAAGTTGTTGAAGAACACTTCGTTCTCGATGGCGATCTTCAGCTGCTTGGCGGCGTCTTCAGTGAACATGTTCATCAGGTTCATGTCAGACTGATAGGCCAGCACGTCGTTGACCTGCACGCCGAAGTACTTGCCCTTGTTGACCTGCATGTCTTGGAAGATCGGGGTGGGCACTTCGTAGTTCAGGTTCATACCAGCGGTGTAGTCGCTGATGCTGATGGACGGAGCCAGGCGGATACGGATGGTATCGCCTTGGTTCTTCAGCTCACCTTCGTAGTCGGTGTTGGCAATCTCCGACAGCATGGTGTTCTGGTAGAACTTGGCCAGCAGCTTGCCGGACCACAGGGTGGGGATGAAGGCGCCGGAGTACGAGGGGTTCGTGTTGAACGGCGATTGGACGGGGAAAACAGCAGCCATTTTGGCCTCCTAAAAATAAAACAGGTTGGTCATCGAGCTGCTCCTCACGTCAGGCGGTTACCCGGCCTTCCATGTAGGCAGCATCAATTTCAGCTTCAAGTTTGCGTGCTTCGTCGACTTTGCCTTGGTTGCCCAGCTGCGCGACCTTCTGGAACATCTTGTCAATGTCCCCGGTCGAGTAGACCTTGCCCTTGGGCGAAGGTGTCTGGGCGCTCGAGGCGCTGCGACTCGGCTGAATCTGACGTTCCAGTTCTTCGGCCACTTTCGGCGTTGGCTCCACGGGGGCTGTCGCTTGTTTGAACAGCTTCACGTAGTCTGCCACGGCTTCAGCGTCGCCTCGGTTGAACGCGTCTTGCGCGACCATCTTCCGCGGGCCTCGAAGCAGGGGATCGACTTCGTTGAGCCACTCGACCCATTTGGGATCGGTGTTCACCGTGTCGAAGTCCGGCACCAAACGGTGCAGGCGCTGCTCGAAGGTGGCCTCGACTACCTGTGTGCCGGTCTTGGTCAGCTGCTCGCGCAGCGTGGCGTTCTCGGCTCGCAGATCGTCGATGTCCTTGCGGAACTCGGCTGCGACTTCGCGTGCAACTTTGCGCTGGACCTCAATCAGGTCCTGGCCAAATGCTGCAACATCTTCATCGGTAACCAGCTTCTCGGGTGCTGCGGGCTTGGTCGGCTCGGCTGGCTTGGTCTCAGTGGCCTTGCGGAGAGACTCCACAGTGGCCTTGAGTTCGCGCAGCTCCGCGTGCAAGCGAGGAACTTCGGCGTCGTACATACCCTTGAGGGTCTTGTACTTCTGCTCCCATTTCTCTTCCGCTACGGTCGGTTCAGCTGGGGCTGGCGTCGGCTCAACAGGCTTAGGCTCAGGGTCAGCAGGTTTCGGGTCGGTGGGCTCTGCCGGTGCGGGGTCTGCGGGCGGGTCCTGCGGTTGGGGTGCAGGGGCCTCGGCGGGCTGCATCAGCTGCTTTTCGATCGCCTCAATCTCTTTCAACTGGGCTTCAACTTGTTTAGGCAATGCCATCATTACTCCTAAAGCTCCAACTCCGTTTCGGCTCCTACTGCGGTCTGCCTACGCGTAATGGTTTGCTCGGACTACAAAAATCGGATCACTTGATCCGGTCGAAAACCTCGGACGATTTCTCAACCGCCTCGAGGAAATCTGCGAGGACCTCCGCACGACCTTGAAGTTTGCAGATGCGGTGGTAGTCGTCCGCCACAACCAGAGCAGACTTCGTCTCCTCCAGCCTGGCGCGGAACAACGCCAACAACTGCTCGCTTTCTGGCAGCTTGCAGCGCATGAGCGCTTGCATCTGCTGCCGATCGGGCTTGAGGCCCACAAAAATCTTCATGTTGCGTTTATACCACTGGTATTTTGGCCAGTCAACGCATGTTCGGGCGCGGCGACACGAAATTTCCTTCGCGACCGCCAACCTGGCTGCCGTCCGGGAGCATGTTCTTGGGCGCCGGGCCCTGTGTCACTCCACCTGCGGGCGCGTTCAGGACTTCCTGCGCAGCGCCCATCATGGCTTCGATCTGTTGCTGCAGCTGCATGTTCTGCTGCTGGAGCTGCTGCATGGCTGTCACGGTCGGGCGGTTGGGCACGATGCGGTCCACGTTGCCAGCCAGGTTGCGGGCCTGCTCGCGCAGCAGCTCGGCCGCGCCGTCCATGCCAACAATCTGCTGAGCCACCGGGCTGTTGAGCACCAGGGTGAGGAACTCGTTGCGGCGCACGGCCTCGGCTTCCTTGACCACCAGGCTCGTGGCGCCACGGGCCACAGCGCGGACATCGCCGACCAGGTCCGGGTCCTGGGCATAGCGCAGGTTGTCCTGATACAGCCGCTCGATACAAGGCACGATGACGTTCTGGTCGATGTTCGTGATGACCTGCTTGATGCCCTTGCCGGCGTTGCTGATGAGCATCGACAGGCCCGACGACGTGCGGCCGGCGCCAGGGCTGGACTCACCGGTCATGTAGCGCGGGATCATGGTGTCCTCATCAGCGCGAGCGCTGAACTTCTCGAACACGGCCATGAGCTCGTTGGCGTTGCTGCCCGGCTGGAAGAAGCTCAGCGGCTGGCTGCCGTCGTTGAACTCGCTGCTCTGGAACTGCCAGATTTTCCAGGGGTACATCTCGGTGATGTCCTCGCCCGGCGGTAGGCGCGAGACGTTCACACCCACCTGTGGGCCGGAGCTGATGCCCATGTTGTTGGCCAGCGAGCGGGCCGAGGCGTTCACCATGGCCTGCGAGTCGCGGCACAAATCAGTCACGCCCTTGCCGGCGATGGCGCCGGGGACCTTCTCGTACGACGTGACGTAGTAGGGCTTGCGACCGAGCTGGTCATAGTTGAGCACCGCGCGGATCACAGTGTTGCCAATTAACCACACTTCGCACGGGTAGGTCAGCGTCGGATCAGGAATCTCTTTGTTCGACAGGCCCCACTCACGCAGCACCTTGCCCTCGACCGAGTCCCACAGCTGCAAGGCTTCGATGAGGTCAGTGGTGAAGATGGTCTGCGTGGTGTCTTTGCCCTCTGCGACAGACTGCGCGCTGTCGGTCCAGAGCCACTCGTTAAGGCTGCCTTGGTCGAAGTCCTGAAGCACGGCGCGGATGGCGTCGTCGTTGTAGCCAGGCACGCCCAGCAAGGCTTGGAGGTCTTCGCGGGTGAGCTTGTGGCGCTCGATGATGAAGCCGTCGTTGACGTCCGAGGACCACGGGGCCCAGTAGAACAGGAACGGATCGACGCGCTCCCACTCGTTGCGGATTTCTTCAGCGGGGACGAGCTTGCCGTTGGCCCACTTGAGTGTCTTGCGCTTGCGCTTGACCGGGCCCTTGAGCACGGCGAAGGGGAAAGTGACGATGTCGTCGAGGAACTCGTTGAGCGCCTTGATCCAGCCGCCCTCGACGAGTTGGTCTTCCATCTTGCGTTCCATGCGGTCGACGCGCTGCTGCGCCTCTTCCTGCATCTCGCGCATCATGGAGTCTTTCATCTGCAGCGCTACCTGGCGCAGCTGCTCTGGGTCCGGCGGCGTCTGCCCGGCTTCCATGATCATCATGAGCTGCTGGGCCATCTTGGCTTGCAGAGCCTGGATCACCTCGGGCGGCAGTGTGGCCTCGGGTGTGGGCTCGAGCCCCCAGGGCTTGTCGGCGCCAGTGCCCAGCAGAGTATCACGCAGCCAGCTGGTTGCAGCGCGGCACTTGACTGAGCTGAGGTTGATGTAGATGTCCGAGCCACCTTGCTTCTTGATCTCGGCCTCGATGTCCGGGTCGTACTGGCCGTTGCGCTGACGCAGGCCCTGGAGCATGCGCTCCTCGATGGTTCGCTTGGCTTCTCGCGCAGACTCCCAGCGCTTTTTCACATGCGCGGCGAGCCCCTGAATGACCGGCTTGGCCTGCGTCTCAGTGTTGCGCTTTTGCTGCGCCTCGATGTCAGCCGCGGTGGCGACAGGGATGATGGCGAGTCCAAGGTTCATGGCGGTCCCGTTCAGAAATTGCCGAAATTGTACCCCCGAGGGGTCAATGGTCAAGCATAGCGGTAGCTTGCTTTCCTGATCTCCCGCCGCTGTGTGCGCTGCCCGAAGCCCCGGATGTTCATGTCAATGACCGCGCAGCCGTACTGCAGCGCGTCGTGCACGTGGCTGAACTCGTTCTTGTCCGGCTTGTCTTCCATCTCGCCGTTCTTCTTGACCTTGTACCGGTACCCGGACCTGAAGCCCTTGATGAGCTGGGTGCACCCCGGGTCGACGAGGAACATGGCCTTGCCCTCGAGCTGCTGGTTCAGCAGGCGCTCCACTGCCTGAATCCGCTTGTCCGGGTCGTTGGTGGGCGGCCGCGCGCACTGGAACCCGGCGTCTCGCAGCTGGTCGACGAGGCTCATCTCACTGGCCTGGGTCTTGGCGTACCCGGCCGGGTCCGGCGCCACGACGAACGTGTGCCCGGGGTAGTGTGTGGCCACGTGCGGGTTGAGCTTGGTGTTGATGAACGTCTCCAGGCCCATGTTGTCCGAGGTGATTTCGCTCAGTATGAGAACCCGCCCGCGTGGATCGCGCTGCATGAACACGGCTGACGGTGTGCGCCCGAAGTCCATGCCGATCGTGATGGGGTAGTCTGCGTTGCCTACTGCCTTGAGCTCTTCCTTGGCCACGTGGAAGTCTGGCACGAAGGTCTTGTCGTACACCGGCGTGCCGCTGAGGCTCTTGCCCCACTTGCCGTCGATGTACACGTCGATCCAGTCCTCACTCTTGCCGACCTGCAGGTCGTCGTAGTAGCCGCTGGGCAGGTGCTTGATCCAGTCGGCCTCGGGTGAGCGGCCGCTGGGCTGGATGGTCACGTGGACTTTGTCCTCGTTGGCGTTGGTGAAGTACTGTTCCCAGTGGCTGTCGAGGTCCGGCGGGTTGGTCGCCCCCCAGACTTTCTTCATCTGGTTGCCGTAGTCGTCCACGCAGCCCTGGACCGGGTTGCCTTTCTCGTCGACGCCCCACTGCGGCCGATGCGGCACGAGCATGCCGTTGGGATACCGCCCCACACGACCAGTGAGCGCGTCGAACACGTCCGCGTTGATCTCCCGCACCTCGTCAACCATGGCGAACGAGAGCTGCAGCGACAGCAGCCGGCGCACGTCGTCGGCGTCATCCAGGCCCCGGAACAGCACCTCGCACTCCACATCGTCGAACTTGAGGATGTACTTGAGCTCGGTGCGCATGTACACCCCGGCCTGCCCCTCGGGGAACAGGTTCAGGAAGTCCTTGATGGTCGAGTCCAGCAACATTTGCCGCGTGTTGCGAACGACCGCGCACCGCGAACGTCGGATGCCGTCCTGGCACTTGGCCATCTTCTTGGCCTCCAGCGGAATCTTCATCAGAGACGCAGTCGTCTTCGTGGAACCCACCGGCCCAATGATGAAGCTCTGGAATTTGTCAGAGAGGAGGTAAGGGGTGACGCTCGGCACCGGGGTGTAGTTGATGCTCACAGGATGTCATCCCCTGCGTAGACGTAATCCTCGGGCTCTTCAAGGACAAAAATGGGCGTTTTTGTCAGTTTTTGGTCAGTTTTCGAGGGTTTTTCCGGGGTTTCCGCCTCCAAAACGATGGTCTGCGGGGGCGTATTTTGGGTACTCGGGATGTTAAAAGTGATCGAAAAACCGGGGCCTTGGGCCTGCAAACTGCTGTTTTTGGGCTTCAGATCACCCCATTCGACCAGGTTTTCGATCATTTTTGCCCTGGTTGCGGCCGGAACGTCCACGTCGCGGGCCATGTGGTAGGCCACAGGCAGCAAATCCTCAGCCAGAACCCTGCTCTTTGCCGCAAAAGAGAACCCTGACTCCTTGAGTTCGGCCTCGTACTGGGTGACGTAGGTCTGAAACTGGGGGTTCTTGGCGATTTCGTCGTACTCGGACTGCACCAACCCCTCTGAAGCGAGCACCGTGTGCAGTGGGAGCATGGCACCCACGTTGTTTCTGGCAATGGAGAGGGCCAGGCTGCGAAGCAGCTGGTCAGCGTTGATGGATGCGTGCAATCGACTACCTCCTCAGTGCGAGCACTGTCTGGAATATCAGTGGTGTGGACTGTAGCACAGGCGCCGGCGGCCGGGAACCCCCAACCCACGCCGACCTTCTGGCCTATGGGACCAGCGTCATCACGCTTAACCGGCGGGATTATTGTAAACATACCTGGGGCCGACTGTAAACTTAATAAATTCCGAGTTTGTCGTACAGATGTTGGAACCTAAAAAATTGGCCTTGTTGTGAGAGTGCCCCATATTGGATGGGGGGCGGGGGGTACCCCCATGGGGGTCCTGTGGGGGGCCCTACTATCATCCCCAGCCGCGCTCATTAAGTTTAAACTGTGGATTTAATCGCAATTCACGGTATAATTCACCCATGCCAAACAAAACGGCATGACGGCCCAGCGATCTGGGGACTTACTTACTGGAGGCCAACATGGCACGCAAAGCATCTACCTTTTCCCACACCAAACTGGTGGCCACTCGTCGCGAGCAACTCGCTGACGCAAAGCGCGACGTCGCGCGCCTGCAAAAACTCGCGCCCGTCATGCGCGCTGCCATTCACGTGGCCAACATGGTCGCGGACTATGCCAGCGAGATCGAGTTCACTCGCTGGTCGAACATCGCCGCGTTCACATACAACGACCCTGAGATCGACATCGCCCTCGAGGGTTACGTGGACAGCCTGAAGACCGGCAAGATCGTTGACCTGATCGAGCGCGCCATGGCCTGTGGGTTCGAGGCCATCAGCACCAAGGACTATGCCAGCGACTGGTCGAGCCAGCGCGTGTTCCGCTTCAGCCAAAATGTCGCTGGCGTGACCGTGAACCTGAAGTTCGTGGCCAACATCTCTGAAGCGGCAACATCATGCCGCAAAGTGCAGGTCGGTACAAAACTCGAAGAGGTGGCCCAGTATGAAATCGTTTGCGATTGATCTCGCGAGGGCAGCAGTGGCTGCTGCCCTTTTCGCGCTGCCCTTCATCCTGTATTTTGCGTTCGTGATGAAGCCCTGACACCAGCCCCTTCGGGGGCTTTTTCTTTTGCCCAACCTTCCTACTATCATGCCCGGGGCTTGACAGCCGTGCCAGCCTGTGCTGGCCCCACCATGCGACGACCTGCGCGCAACATGGCCACGTCACCAGACGGACGCCCATGCCCCGCCGCCTACTATCATGCCCGGGCCAATCCCGTGGGATTAAATTGTGGACTTGCCCGCTGGATGATGTATAATAGATTCCATGGCAGCGAGATGCCATACCGACCCGGCGGTTTCCGGGATCAAGGAAAGGTAAAGCAACATGAAAGCAACCCAAACCCAAGCGGCCGTACTCGGCCACCGTGACGCCACCGTGGGCGCCCTCATCAACAAGGCCGGCCGCGCAGCAGCATCCATGCTGGCCCTGTGCAAAGAAGCCGCGCAAGCCGCCGCCGGTCAACTGAACCCGGCCCAGCCCATGGGCGAACGGATCGAGTCGGTGTGCGCGCTTTACGCGGACGACTTCAAGGCCGCAGGTCACAATGTAAAAGCGCTTTTCAAGGACGCGCTGACGCTACTGGCCGCCGCACAAACCCCGGTCACCGTTGACGCCATGGGCAAGGATGGCAAGAAAATCGAGCAGCACATCACCGCCGCCGAAGCCGTGGCCATGCCGAAGCATGCCATGCGTGACGCCGCGAAGCAGGTGCGCGAAGTGCACGGACTCGGCCGCAAAGCCGGCGCTGGCCGCAAACCCGCCGCGCCCAAAAACGCCGACCCGGCGCCGGATGTCAAAACCGAAATTGACGCGTTTTCCGCCTGGCTTGACAATCTGGAGGAATACTTGACGGATGCCGTTTACCATGGCCGCATCACCGCGCGACTGATCGAGATGGGGTACCGCCTGGACAAGGCCACCCAAGGGCGCAAGATCAAGGGCAGCGCCAGCGCTTAACCCAAGCCACCCACCAGCCCCGGCCCAGCCGGGGCTTTTTTTCGCAAAAACTATCATCACTACTATCACGTAGCGTGCAACCTACTATCAGGCTGGCCGCGGTGTGCGACGGGCTGCGCGCAATCCCACGGGATTAGCCGACAGATAAACGACAAACGACAAACGACAAACGACCGACGACATACCCCCCCTGCGATCGTTATAAAAATGATGGCTTTAGCAGCTGTAACCCGCATGGTTGAGCCATTCCGAAATTGCTGCTAAAGATTTGTAAATTGCGGGTAATCCCGTGGGATTAAAAAGCCTGCAAAATCAACGACTTACGGCCGTAGAACGGGCATAGGGGGGTATATATATATTGTTTAGTAGATTAGTTAGTAAAATAATAGAGCAACCCCTGGAAAAAAACGGGTCTGGCCAAAACCGTTTCGACCAGCATCCCCTTCCCCCTCCAGACTCTCTCTTATCTCCAAACTACGTGCTAATCGACTAATCCCTTTAAAATCAACGACTTACGCGCATACCCACACACTAAAGTCAAGTATTTCCGGGCCACTTTAGCAGCTAATCCCGTGGGATTTGCACAAAAAGCCGCTTTAGCAGGCGCGAATGTGTAAAGCACTTATCTTTTTTAGGCTTTATCTGGAGAAGCAGAGTAGCAGCAGTTATACTGTAGTTCCACATACACTTTTTGGAGCTTTTTCGATGAAAGTCATCAATTTCCGCGTTTCCGACGAAGATCACGCACTATTCGCTGCCCTCGCTGAGCTTGAGTACCTGCCGCTGTCCAGCCTTATTCGGCGTATGCTGAAGACCGCCGCGCGCGACCGCGGGCTGCTGGATGTTGCAGAGCCTGCACCCGTTGCATCCCCTGCACCTGCACCTGAGCTACCAAGGCTGGAAGACGGCTCAGTAAATTACAGGCTTATTGTTGCAAAGGCAAGAGGCCTCGCGCTGCGTGGGCTGTCAAAGGTGCAGACCGCCAGAGAGCTGGGCGTATCGACCGAGTTCATCGAGACTGCGTGCGTTGAGGTCGCGAAGGGTGGCGAGTACAACCCCGTGCTGCCGTGGCACAGCGAAGCCCACGCGACGAAGCTGCAGCGACTCCGGGCAGACCTGCAGTACCGCGCGCTGACAGGCACTGCTGAGTCGCCTGACTTGACAAACCACGGGTAATCTGGTACAATATATTCACTGAGTTGGAGAGCGCCTTCGGGTTCTCTTCTCTCAGCCCGGTCTAATCCCACGGGATTAGCCACTCACTTGTTAACTCACCAACCTCATGAGGTTCATCATGGCTACATCACGCGCATACCGCTGCGTTACTTGCGGCGACCCAGTGTCGACCCTTCGATGGGAACGTGCTGGCAAGCACACCTGCCTGCCCTGCGGAGAATCAGCAGCCCGCTCCACACGGCACACCATCGTGCCGATGCCCAAGTCCAACTACATCGTGGTCACGGACTACAGCCTGCTCCAAGGTCTCAACTCATCACACAGGGGCAACCGATGATCACCAACTCATTCATCACCATTGACGGGCGCTACCACGTCGACAGCTACGGCAACGGCTGGGCTTACGAGATTACCGACCAGCTCACCGGGGCCTCACTCTGGGTGCAGGACGAGGCGGCATCCATTGTGCAGTCCGACACCAACGACTTCCAGGACACAGACCCACTGGATGCCTATACAGACCTATTTGAACACGAGGAGTAATCCCATGGGATTAGACACACACAACCGACCATACGGAAGAGTCTTGCGTGGCCGCACACTGCCCTACGGCGTGCTGGCTGGTGCATCGTCGGAGCTCAAGAGCGCAGTCTATTACTACGGCTACGCCAAGGACGAAGACCTGCCGCCACTGCCTGAGCTGCCTGCGCCCACAAGCTCGGAATATGACATCAGCGATGTGGAGCGAAGGCTCGACGCGCAGCGGCTGTGCGCGCTGCTGCAAGAGGCGACGGACAGGTACGTCATGTCCCACCGGCGCTTACAGGTGCTGTACATGCGCAACATCATGGACATGACGCTCGAAGAGATCGGCGACGCTCTAGGCGTTGGACGCGAGCGCGTCCGGCAGATTGAGCGCAGGGCCGAGCGCGACTGCAAGCGAGTGCTGCGAGCACTCGGGGTCAACGACATCAACGACATCAACTAATCCCACGGAATTAAGGACACACACCATGAGCACATCACACGCAAAAGTCGGCGAGAAGTTCGGCCGCAGCCAGCCCGCCAAGGGCAGCCGCATGGAATCAGTGGGCACACACAGCACGCTCTCGAAGCTATTCACCATGTCCGCTGCAGGTATCAGTTACAGCACCAAGATCGCACAGGTCGTGGTCAACCACCACACGCAGAAGTCCGAGCTCTGGGTCACTCCACTGACCTACTCGGTCACGACCAACAGGCACGAGCGGTACTACGTCGACGGGTTCATCAGAGCCTACATGATCAACCACGGCTGCACCCGCGAGGAGGCCAACGAGCAGGTGTTCTACACCCAGGCAGTCAACCGAGGTGGCGATCGCTGCAACCCAGAACACGCCCGGCTCATCCTGCAGTCCATCCACGGCGACCTGCCCGAGGTGGACAAGCCGCGGCTGCGCTCGGCCACACGCATGGGAACCCTGATGAGCTGCCTCACCCGCACACAGGAAGCACTGCGCCGCATGACACAGGACGTGCCCGTGGACTACCCCAGCGCCGAGACCGTGGCCGAGCTGCAGGACATGGAAGCATTCCTGACCAACACCATGGCGTTGTATAGAAACGACACGCCGGACAGCATCGACGAGGTGCGCACCGCCGTGCGCGCATGGCTAACACTGAACAACCCGAAAAACAACTGACAACAAATCCCATGGGATTAAGGAGAACGACATGAAGACAAGTGAACTGACAGGGGCCGCGCTTGACTGGGCAGTGGCGAAGTGCGAAGGCGCAAGCCCGGACACGTTGGAGAGCTACATCGACGGCATGCGCGAAGCCGATGATGGAAACTATTCAGCCGACTGGTCACAAGGCGGTCCGATCATTGAGCGGGAGGGGATTGGCCTTGACCAATACGCAGACTACCCGAGGTGGCAAGCGTTTACCCCTGCGCCAGAGCAACCATCGGGGCACTGC